ATGGGTTTTGAACAACTTGCCGAGCTGAGAGACCGTCTGCGCGCGCAGGCGGCGCAGGCGAAACCGGCTCAAACCAAAAGCTCCGCGGGACGCGCGAAGAAACGTGAAGCCGTCGAGCCGGGAGTCGAGGCTATCTGGAGGCTGCAACGGCATTTCCCGCTGGCGTTTCCGAAAAGCCCCGCGGCCAAGGTTCCGCTCAAGCAGGGCATCCTCCAGGATGCGCAGCAGCACCTCGAGCTACTGGGAATCACCGCCGAACAACTGAAACAGGCCATCGCCACCTGGTGCCAGGGCAGCCGCTACTGGAGTTGCATGGTGGAAGATGCGCCGCGGCTGGATCTGCAAGGCCAGGTTGCCGGCAAGGTAACCGCCGAGCAGGCGGTGTATGCGCGGCGGCAGGCGTCTCGCCGGCAGCGCGAGCAGATGCGCGAGAAGCGCGAGAAGCGTGCCCAGGCAGGTAGCGAAGCGCCGGCCGCCACGGAGGCGCCGACGCCTGAAGCGCCCGCAACCGAAGCGAGTCCCGAGGCGAACTGATCGCCGGGGCAGGGCGCGTCGGATCCTGGCGCGCTCCTCGGTTGCCGGTCGCCGCGGGGCCCATTTCGCGGACGTCTGGGCCCGTTTCTCCCGGCTTGTGCTACGCAATAGCCTGATCTGCAAAGTTTTTTTCGTAGAGCGCTTGCCAAGCCCGGCGAATCCGTCCATAATTGCGTCCATTCCAGCGATGGGTGAGCTAAAAATCTTTTGAAATCAAAGGGTTATAAGTTCAAAATCGCACCAGGAAAGAGATTTCAGCGATATGCCAAACGCATGTCGCTTCGCTCAAAGGCTGAGTAGCAGAGTGGTTATGCACCGGATTGCAAATCCGTGAACGCCGGTTCGATTCCGACCTCAGCCTCCAACAGGAAAGCCCCGTAGCTCAACGAGTTACGGGGCTTTTTTCTTGCCCAGGAAAGCGGATCATTTCCGCAATTCTCCGATCATTTCCGCAACTCCTCCTCACTTCGTCGGGCTTACCACCTCGCCGACGCGTCGGTAAACGTTCTTCGTGATCTGTTCCTTTGTGTGGCCAAGCAGCTTGCTTGCGTCGGCCAGGTTCTCGATTTCGCTGGCTGCCTTGGGGCGAATATCGCTGAAGCGGAACTGCTTGATTCGTTCAGCAAGCGGCTCGTCTCGGGCGGCCACTGCTTGGGCGGCGGCTTCTGCTCGCGCCTCGTCCCAGCGATTTCGCATCATGGCGTAGCTCATGCGGAGGCCTGATGGGTTCGTGATGAGGCGCGAACTGGTAATGCCGGCCAGTTTCCGGCGCTCGAACAGGCCGTCGATGAACACGCCCAGCCCTGTTGGCTGTTCGCCATCGAGCAAGCGAATCCTGAGCTTCTTTCCTGTCTTGCCCTGGGCAACCAGCAGGAACTCGCCTGCCAGATCGCCTGTTGAGACTTTCAGCGTGTCCGCAGGTCGCTGGCCGGTGAGATAGGCTAGATCCATCGCGTCTCGAAGCTCCTGGCAGGCATGAGCGTAGACCGCTTCCCAGACATCGTCGGAGGCATAGTAGTCCCTGGCCTTCTCCTTGTTCCGTCGCACCCGGGCGCAGGGGTTTTCGCCATCGATGTAGCCCCATTCCCTCGCGAGCGTGAAGACATGCGAGAGTAGTGCTATCTCCCGGTTTCCACGAGTTTTCGCCGTCCTGGCATCGCGGTACTGGGCGACCACCTGAGGAGTAATTGCCGTGATCGGCGCGCTATCAAAGGCTTTCCGTAGTTGCCTCAGTTCGGCTTGATTGTCCGATTGGGTACGCGGCGCCTTCGTCGGGACGATCTCGCGCTCGTAGCGATCGAACAGTTCTTTCATGTAGCGCACGATCTTCGGCGTTGTCGTCCGCTCGAGGCGAGCCCATTCGGCGCGCGCCTCGTTCAGGTCGCTACCCAGCGGAATCTCCTTTCGATTTCCCTCCTCGTCTCGGCCGTTGTAGTAGTAGCCGATCCAGACTTTCCCCGATTTCAATTTTCGGACACGCTTCAACATGCGGGGCGGCATGTCTCGGTTCGTAGACTTCGGCCGCATATCAGGACACGTTCGACAGGTCGAGCGACCAGGTGGGGTCGGAAACTGTGGTGCTTGTGGGATGAACGCCTGCCAGACGCAACCGTGCATACACCCGTCCGACTATGGGACGGCCAGCTGCGTTGGTTTCATAGTTCCAATGGTGATTTTCGAGCCACTCGATCTGTTTGCTCACGACCTTCTTTCCAACTAATTCAGTGATTTCGTCAGGGGATAGAAACTCGGAAAGGGACATCGCTGTTCCCTCATGAAATAGCGGCCCTTTCCGTTGGGCCGCGGCATGGATGATTTCAGGTAGGATGCACCGGCTCACCGGTGACGGGACCAGCCTTGGCGGGCATGTGCCCCTGATCCGGTGGGCTTTCGCTGGGCGAAGGTCTGGCCGGAAACGGCGCTCCCGGCAGGATGCCCAGGGCGTCGGTGGCGCGTTGGACGATGTTGAGCGCCACTTGCAGCGCCGCCGCGTCGTCTTGCATGCGCATGAGCGCGGTCATCTTGGGCCGGTGTTCGGCACACACTCTGTCGCGAAGCTGACCGGCGGCGCGGCGAACAGCGTCGGCCGTACCGTGGTGCTGGAGCACCAGGGCCATGACCAGTACCACGTCGACGCTGTGCATCTGCATCGTGGTTGTGCGAAGGAGCCAGCGGGGAAGTGCGATGCCTGGTTTCTGCCTCATCCGAAGCACCCCGTCTGCCAGGCCGCCAGCGTGCGAACGATCGGGAATATCTCCACCAGCCCCACCACGGCCAGGCCGAGGGCGGTCAGTGCTCTACGCATGGTCGGAGCCTCTCTCCTGCTCGCTCAGCAGGGCGCGGAGTTCTTCCCATGCCTCTTCAGCGCCCGGCGTCTGCGACATGGCGCAGCATGCCCAGCGATCAATGGAGCGCTCCAGGACTTCCCGCGGAACCACCACATGCGTTGCGAACTCTCCAAGGCTGCTGCAACCGTCCGGCGAGTGATGGCCCTCGGTCATCGGCATGCCGCAGAGGCATCCGAATACCGGAGCTTCCTCTGGCTGCACTGGGGAGGGTTGCGCTTTGCAGGCCGGGCAATCCTTCACGCACTTCACAGGGCCGTTTTCGTAGGGAATGCCACCTTCTGAGCAGGTAATTTCGCCGTCATCGACCATGCCAGTACCGCCGCAAGTCGCGCACTTCGGGGGAGGGGACGCCAGAAGCTGGGCGGCTTGATCCGCCGTCTGGCACTTGATCATGGCCAGCAGGCTCTCGGCTGAGGAGTGAACGTCGTCGAGGTCCGTCGACCAGCGGTGCGGGCTGGTGTCGTGGATGTTGTCCAGGGCGTCGACGATGCCGCGCAGGCGGGTGGCGCACTGCTCGATCAGTTGGTGTTGGGTAGATGACATGGTGGTGTCTCCGGTTGCTCCGGCGCCGGCGGCCGGCAGCGGAAGCATTTGCACAGGCCTATCCGTTGGCCCGTGGTGCGGCAGATGGTGGGGCGGTTCATTTCGTGGCGTCTTGCTTCATGGCTTTGGCGTGGCCGACGCAGGTGCGGACCGGGTTGCCCTGGTCGTCTAGGTCGGCGTGGCAGTAGAACCGGCTTAGTTCCTGCCGGCAGTAGATGGCATCGGAGGTGGTGACCGGCGAGGTGTTCGCCGGGGTGCCGAGGCGATAGGCACAGCCGGCGCACGTTCCGCGTGGGTCCACAGTGGCGGCCAGGACAACGCCTTGCAGCGCTCCGAACATCGTCGGCAGGTTCGCCTGCTCCGCGGTGTGCGGGTGTTCGCCGCGCTCGATGAGGATCAACTCGACCATCGCTCGGCAGTTCTCGGCGACGGCGTTGGCCATGCCCAGCACCTGGGCGAACAGGTCGAGCATGGCGGCCAGGTCGCGCTGGGCGGCCATTTTCTCCAGCACCTGGAGGCGCAGGTCCGCCGGCAGAAGAACGGCGCCGGCCAGTTCCTTGGCGTCGGCTGCGGTGATTGAGTAGTCGGTGGCGGGCTCGGTCATGCTGCCACTCCGTTTGCCTGAGGGCCGAAGCCAGCCTTCAGCCGCAACACCAGAGGGCCTTCGCGGAAATCACCGTCGACGGTACCGTGCAATTCCGCGCGCTCCTCCCGGGTGAGGTTCCTCCATTTCGCGATTCCGTAGTCGCCCTTCATCACGCCCACTGGCCCGTCGCGACAAGTGCTGCTGTAGCTGTAACCGTTGGCTGTTAGCCACTGTTGGCATGCGTACAGCGCCTCAAAGGTGCCTGTCTGGTCGAAGGTCTTTTGGAATGGCTCACTCATGGTCTGCTCCTGGTCGCGGCGGCGCACCGGCATGGTTTCGAAGGGAAGGGAACTGCAGTCGTCGTGACGCGAGGCGCAGGCGCGGCAGCGCCCGCCCTTGGGGTAGTAGTTGGGGATGGTTGGCTCAGGTGAAGAGGGTGGGCTGGGCGCTCTTGTCCAGCGCCTGCTGGATCTTGGTGAAGGCCTCGGGGTGCTGCTGGTCGAAAGATGGCATGCGGGGCGACTCAACCCAGGTGCCGCGCTCGGCGCCCTTGTCGAGCCAGGATCGTGTCCAGTTCGTCGCGCTGACGCCGCATTCGGCGATCTGCTTCGTGGTGATGAAGCCCTGGCGGCGTAGCGTGGCGATCACCTTCAGCGCGCCTTCCTTCCATTGGGTGAGCCGCAGCGGAGCCGGAACGCCGGCGGGCACGTCGGGGACCACGATCGGGACATGGCAGCGTTCCGCGGGGTTCCAGTCGAACAGTTGCGGTCCACTGGAGTGCTGGAGCCAGTGGCGCAAGTGGAACTCGGGGAAGTCGACGAACTTGCCGTCGCGCCGACGGTGTCCGCGGGACGGCGCGAGCACTGCGATGCCGCACATTTCAAGCAGGCGCGCGATTCCGTGGCTGGCCTCGGTGATCCGCCCGACAATGACCAGGCGGTGATCTGGCCCTGGCGCCCCGTACCGGTCTTGCCAGTACTGCGGCAGGATCTGGTCGGCCACCTTGGCGTTCAACTGAAGCTTGGCCTCGACGCCGATCTGCCGGCCTTCTTCATGGACCACCAGGATGTCGAACCCGGCAGTCTCCGGGTAGCAGGTCCAGCCGGGGACTCGGTTGAACTCGTCGATGAACGCCGCGCAGAGTTCGGCCTCGCTGCTGCACAGCGGCGCATTGGATCTGGTCATGGTGCATTCCTTGCCCCGCAGTTGGGGCAGTCGTCGAAGCGCTGATGCTCTGTGATGAAGCGTCCGCAGCCGGCGCAATTCAGCCTGGTGCTGTAACTCAGGCGGAGCTGGCCCTGGTGCTCCGGCTTGGGTAGCTTCAGGCCGAACAGCCGGAGGGCCTGCTTGTGGTTGAGGGAGGCCGCCACCGCAACAGGCCTGGCATGCTGGTCGATGTAGGACTTCGGCCAGGGCGCGTACCCGCGCGCGGTGAGGATGCCGGCGTGGTCGAGCGGCCAGGTCCGTGCGGCGGCCAGGTTGGACGTCCGGCCGGCGGCCTCGGGCATCCAGATCAGGCAGTTGCCGTCCCAGTCCCTGTCGTAGGCGACGTAGATGCGGTCATCCGCTGGGGCGGTGGCGAGTGCTTGCGTCCGGGACAGGTCCAGGTCCTGGTGATCGACGCCGTACTCGGCCCGGGCGCGCACGTAGTCGACCGGCCAGGGTAGATCGGTTTCCCGGCACTCGTATTGCCGTACGGCCCGGGCGCGGGTGAACGTCTCGGCTTCGTCGAGGTTCGTGGTGTAGCCGCCGCCGGCGCGCCAAAACATGGCCCGGCTCCCGACGTTGCTGCGGCTGTCCTGCAGGTAGAAGAGGTCGGTCATGGCGCATCCTCCGCTGGACCGGTGATGTGCTCCGCGTGCAGAGCGCGCATTCCCAGGTTGGTGGCTACGGTGAACTCCAGCCTGGCGCCCTTCGAGTCCATCCAGCCGGGCAGCAGGGCGATTGCCTGGCAGGTGAGCAGCTTCTGTAGGTCGAGCCGCAGGTAGTCGGCCCACTCGAAGCCCGGAATCTCGCCGTGCTCGGCGGGGTTCTCGACCTGGTACCCGAGGCCGCGCAGGCGCGCGGCTTCGGCGTGGAACGCGGGGAAGTTGTGTTCCGGCAGGCCGGTCATGGGGCCGGCGAGGTAGATGCGCTGGATCACGGCAGCAACTCCTCCCCGATCTCGCGGGCATGTTCGATGGAACTGGCCTTGATGCGCGTCCAGCCCTTGCCCCAGTCCTGGGTCAGGCCGCCCTGTTCCAGGAAGAAGGGACCGTGCTTCACGAACACCTTCTTGCCGGCATTGCGGTGGACGAAGTAGGTGTTGTCGTCGACCGGCTCGTCCGCTCGGACGTGTTCGATCGCCTTGTCGGCCGGTGCCGTGCGCCAGTCCGGCCAGGTGCGCGCCTCGTTCTTCGTCTGCTTGGCGACCAGGGCGTCGATGATCTGCGCCGGGGTGGCGCCGGAGCGCCAGGCGCCGTCCAGAGCGAGAATCACAACGTCGATCCACTCGGCCAGGTCGCCAGGGTTCTCCTCGATCTCGCGCAACTCCTTCCGGATGTGGTCGACGACGCCAGCGGCGCGCGACCCAGGCCCGAACGTGCGTTCGCTGAACCGGCGCTGGCGCTCCAGGTGCAGGTCGAAACGGAACACGTCCAGGCGCCCCCGGGCACGGCCAAGCGCGTAGGCCTCGTCCTGGAGCATCATGAGGTGATCGCTGGTGCGTCCGGTCAGGACATCGAGATAGCGGCTGTGGAGCGCTTCAATGGCAAGGTGATCGTCGGGGTGGTTCTGGTTCGTCGTCATGGCTGCACCTGCTGAAGTGGGCGATGGCCTGGTTTCGGCGGTAGGTGTGGGGTGAGCAGCGCGTCCTCGAGGGACATGCCTGCGGCGAGCCGCCTGCGGACGGTGCTGGCCGAGACAGGGCTCGGCAGCGTCTCCACCAGTTCCTCTATGGTTCCGGTCCGGCCGCGCACGGTGTGGGTGTGCTTGTCCTTGCGGGCCTTGCGGGCCTGGTCCAGGGCGCTGGCGAGTGCCGGTGTGCAGTAGCCTCGTTTCTGCGAATTGGCGCGTTTGTGGTCCAGCGACTGGCCCTTCGCCGGCCATTCAATGTCCGGCATCAGGGTTAGCATTTCGCGGAACACCCAGGGGCCGATGCCCAGGGCCAGCCGGGTGGCGCGCCGGGAAAGCCCGCGCGCGGCCGCGTTTCGAATGAACTGTTCGGTGTTCATGCGGAATGCTCCTTGATGATTTCGAATTCACCTGGGCGGATCCGGCGGAAGTGCTGGCCGGCGATCTGCCGCACTTTCTCCCGCCACCATGGATTCGCGGTGGGACGGTTCCCCTCGATGCAGGCATAGAGCTGCTGGAGAGTGGCCCGACCGCCGCAGGCCTCGAGCGCAGCCCCAACCACGTCACGCCAGCAGGTGGCGCGGGAGCGGTTACCCAACAGCAGGGCGCGCAGATCGCGGTGAACATCCGCTAGGGCGTGCGTCTCCGCGTACAGGAAGAAGCCGGACAGCACGGTCCGGCGCGCCTTGGTGAACGTTGCCCACATGATCGGCTTCGTCAGGCCCTCGAACAGGTTCCGCGGTAGCAACTCCTGCGCGATGGAAAAGCGGCGGTTCAGGTCCATCACCTTGCTGGCGGTCTGCAGGTAGTAGACCGGTAGCAGAAAGCCGATGCGGCCGCCGTACTCGAGCAGTTCGTAGCAGCGGGCCAGGAAACCGTCGATCAGGTCCGCCTGGTAGGGCGGATTGCCGATCACCGCCGTTGGCCGGCGAGGCAGGCGAACGGTTAGGAAGTCCCCAGCCAGCACCTCCCGGCCCGAGTTATGCCGGGCGGCCTGCGCTTGAGCCGGGTCCAGCTCCACGCCGTAGGCATCGACCTCCGGAGGGATGGCCATCAGGAATCGACCGTCCCCACATGCCGGCTCAAGAACCGTGTCCCGGCAGGTGAGAGCGCCGAAGTGGCGCCTCACCAGCAGCTCAGCCGCCCAAGTGGGGGTGAAGTACTGCGACAGTTCCGCGTTCACGCCGCCACCGCCTGACGCTGCCGCGCCCTCCATGGATCGTTGGCTCGCGCGATCGCTGCCATCGGCGGCGGGCTGACGCTGTTACCGCACATATGCACCTGTTCGGTTTTGCTGAACGGCTTGCCGTCAGCGCCGCGGTCGATGATGTAGTCGGCCGGAAATCCCTGGGCTCGGTACAGTTCGGGCGGTTGCAGCATCCGCAAGCAGATGTCGACTATCACGTAGGGGGTGCCTTTTACGAACACGGTCACGAGAGCCAGGCGGTCTTTGGTGGTAACGGCCGTCACGGGGTGATCCAGTTCTGCCCATTGACCGCCGGTGCTGTGATAGCGCATCAGGAACGCAGCGACGCGCAGAGCGCCAGCCTCGTGTTCGGGTGACAGCTTGTACTCGATGAGGGCGTGATGCTCGGCGCCGGCGGTAAGAGTCGGAATCGGTTCGTCGAGGGGGCGACCTACACAGTTCCGCCGCAACGTGGCAAGGCTGGCCGTTACAAGGCGCTGCTGGCTGCCCGAGTTGGTTACCGTGCTCATCGGATCGTCCATGCTCCGGCCGAAGGTGGTGTTGAAACCGGAGTTGGCCTGTTCGATGAAGGCTGTGCAGACCCCCAAGGCATGTGCGGCGCCTGCTGGACGTTTGAAGTTGCCTCCGCTGGTGATCGTAGGCATTGGCTCGGTGATGTCCGCCCCGTCACTGTTGAACCGGAACTTGACCAGGTGTGCCGATGCAACGGCGGTGTCTGCCTTCGCTGTGATGGTGTACATCGGCTCGTCGCCCGGTCGCGGTTCAGTCTGCCCGGCGCGGCCACCGACGCCCACCATCAACGGGCTCGCTATCATCAGTTCGCCGCGGTTTGCCGCAGTCACAGTGGGCAGCGGCTCAGCGGGATCGTTGACTCGGTCTGCGCCTTGATGCGTTGCCGGGAGAAGCACAGCGCTCGACAGTGCGTGCTTCACGCCGCCTGCGACGACGGTGCCAAGCGGCTGATCGAGGCCTGGCACTCGCGGTTGCTGCCCTTCGCGCTCACCGTAGCCGGTCTGCACCAGTGTTGGGCTGGCCACGGCGAAACTGCCCCCGCGAGGCCAGGAGGTGATGGTACGGAGCGGTTCGTGGGCCGACTGGGCCAGTTCGCCCGACCAGTTCGCGATTGGCACTATGAACGGCCGTGGGTTGTCGAGTACAAACTTCTTCACGCCCTTAGCCACCCGGCGCAGCGTGGCTTCGGCCAGGGCCTTCTTGCGGCCGAAGATACTCTTGCTGGGGTACGACCAGTCGATGCAGTCGGCTGCGGTCTTCCACTTCTGCTGCCCCTTTTTCGGGTGCTTGGCGTGGGTCGGCTCAGGCCAGACGATAGGATGGCCATCGGACCGAGCTATCATGAATAAGCGCTCGCGGCTGGTTGGTGCCCCGAAGTCGCATGCCTTGATGACGCGCCATTCCACCTGGTAGCCCATCCCCTCCAGCAGGTGAACGAACCGGCGCCAGGTTTGGCCGCGGCGTTTGGGGTCGGGAATCAGGAACTGTTGCTGGACTGGAACGTGTTCGCCTGGTGCCGCCACACTGCCATCGAGCTTGACCACTCGACCGGTGGACCTGTCCCTTTTCGCGATCAGGGGGCCCCACTGGAGGATCTGCTTCACGTTCTCCAGGCTGATGACCCAAGGTTTTTTCTTTCCGGCCCACTTCAGCCCAACCCACGAGAGGTTTCGAATCTCGCGTTTGCGAGGTTGGCCGCCGGCTGCTTGGCTGTGATGGGTACAGTCGGGGCTCATATGGAACCAGCCGACCGGGCGTCCCTGGCACTCGTCGTCAGGGTCACCGTCGAAGACGTCCGTCATGAAGTGCCGAGCATGGGGGTGATTGGCGGTGTGCATGGCAATTGCGGCAGAACTGTGGTTTTTTGCCGCGTTCACCGGGCGGCCCAGGCCCATTTCCAAGCCCGTACCGGCGCCACCTCCGCCGCAAAAGTAGTCTGCGACGATCGCGTCGTCGGTGTCGTCCAGGGCCAGGCCGTACTGGGTTTTGAAGTCGAGCGGGGAGGGCTTCTTGAGGGAAGTCATGCGGCGGGTTCCTTTTCGCGAACGTGACGATGCACTGCGCTATGCGTGATGGCGCAGTGATGTCGTTGGGGCTAGAGTTGGATGGCCCGGCATGGGGCCGGATCAAGGAGGTATGGATGGGCAGGCTTGTTCCAGAGCGGATGATTCACTTCACGCTCTGGGCCATGTGGTGGTTGATTATTGGTTCGGCCGGAATGTGGGTGTTAGTGGGCTCGGTCGCGTTTTGGGTGAAAGAAGGTTGGTTACCACCCGACTCCGCAGGTTGGACTCAAGCCATTGGTGCAGTCTTTGCGGTTTTTGTTGCCTTGGCTGTTCCTTACTATCAGAACAGAAAGCAGAACAATGATCGGAGAGAAGACGAACTGCGTAAGAGGCTAGAGGCAATAAATGCAGTTTATGCTTTGATGGCCCATGTGCGTGAACTATTTGTTCGTCTATCTGAAACTAATAAGTATAAGATTGGTTACGCAGAGAATGTGCGTGGTGAAATGAAGGATTCACTCGGTCATGAGTTAGTTCAGGCAGCCGCTATGATTCGGGAAGTGCCGATAGTCTCGATGTCAAACGAGATGGTTCACTTCGTTGTTAACCTAAGAGAGGTGGCAACCTATGGCGAGTATGCAGGAAGAGTTTTAGAAAACTTGCCTATTCGAGATTCTGAGTTGCCAGTACTGCGTAAAAGGGGCTTGGTTAATGCAGAGTTGATTGAGAGATGGATGGATGAATTGGATAAGTTAGAGGTCGGTATTAGAAGTGGGGAGCGGTAAATAACTTAATTTTGGTTTATGATTTATGTCGACCGTTGCTAACTCCAGGCACCCATCTTTTCAAATACTCATCCCATCTGGCTTTCTTTGGCTTGGAATAGTAATCCTGCCGGAGCTGATCAGATGGTTGAAGGGCATCGTCAGTACTCGGTGAACAGGCACTGGACGCCGCCCTGCCTGACTTGGGCGGCCCACGAGGCATGGTTGAATCGCCCACAGGGCGGCGTCCGGTGCGTGCTTGGAGAGAAAGCGCGCCCCGGGTGGGGCGCTGTATCGAGGGTCAGGCCGCAGCCTGGTGCTGCTGATCGGTGAGTTGCCCGGCGTCGATCCAGACCGCCTGCAGCCATTCCGGCGTCTTCGCCATCGGTTCCTTGAGCGTGCCGGCGACGACCACCGAGTCGATCTCGCGGTCGGAGGTCATGGCGCGCATCAGTGCGATGGCCTGGTTGCGGCTCGGCAGGTCCAGCACGTCGAGACGGTCCAGCAGGACCAGGCGCAGGCCGGAGATCGTCGCGATGGCCAGGGCCAGCGTCGCGTCGCACCGCCAGCGCTCCGACTCGGACAGCAGGCCATACAGCCGGCCGCCGAACGTGACGTCGATGTCGGCGCTGATCTGCACGGGCGACCAGCCGGCGGTGCCGGATAGGCGCTGCAGCAGCTCGTTCATCGGCCTGATCGCATCGGCCAGTATCTCCGCCGGGATGCCCGTGGGGGAAAGGGCATCGGCCAGGGCGCTCCAGGCGCAGACCTCGGCGTGGAAGCCGGCGGCCTGCTTGATGACGTCCTGGCGCTGCGCGGCGGCGTTGAACGCTTCCTGCAGCGACTGCACCTTGGCCTGCTGCCGGTCACGCGCCTGGCGCAGTTCATTGATCGCCTGTTCGCCGTTGGCGATCGCCTCGGCGCTGGGCGCCTTGGCGGTTTCGGCTTCCAGCGCGGCGGCCTGCGCGGCGGCGTCCTCGCTCTCCTTCAGGTCCCGCTGGCTGTTGGCGACGGCCCGCTGAGCGCTGGCAAGATACCCGCGGTACTCCTCCAGACGTTTCGCCGCCTCGGGATCGGCAACCTTCGCCGGCGGCTGGTGCGCGACCAACTGGCCGGCCTGCAGGTCCACGGCGCCCTGGCAATGAGGGCAGGTCAGCGGCTGGTGGGCGGGCTCGCCGCTGGCGGCGGCCTCGGCTGCCATGACCTTCTCCGACCACTCGTCCTGATTGGCCTCGTCGGTGGCCAGCTTGTTGCGCCGCCGGTCGGCCAGCGCTGCGGTTTCGCGCAGAGCGGTGATGCGGCTGGCCCGCGCCTGGGCGTCGGCGTGGGCGCGCTTGCTGGAGCCCAGGGTCTGCTGGGCTTCATCCAGGTCCTGCGCTGTGGCTCGCAGCTCCGCGCGCGCCGATTCCAGTTCCTCCTCGCTGACGATGGCTGGCGGCGCCTCCGGCTCCCACCCGTTCGCCTTCTCGCTGCCGTAGTTCTCGCCGGTGACCGCTTTCCAGGCGCCGCGCGCTTCGCTGGCGTAGTCCTTTGCCTGGCCGACCATGGCGGAGAACCCGGAACGGAGCAGGGGCTTCACCTTCTCGAACAGCGCCAGGTCGATGCCCTTGGCCTTCAGGCGCTTGCCGACCTCGGCCGGGCTGGCGCTGGCGCCGGTCAGACTGAGCAGCAGCTTGCGGCGATCATCCGCCTTCAGGCCGGCAAACAGGCTGGCGTCGAGCACGTATGGCAGGAACGGCGAGTCGGCGAGCGGGGAGCCTTTGCCGCTGGGCAGCGCGACCCCGCAGGCCTGCACCTCGCCGGCATCGTCCAGCCACTCGACGCGGGCCTCCCCTTTCTTGGCGCCCTCGGTGATCAGTTGGCCGATATGCTGCTTCTGCGCAACGCGGCCGGGCTTGCCGGTGAAGGCGTGGCTGATGGCGTCGAGCAGCGAACTCTTGCCGGCGCCGTTGTGGCCGGCCACCAGGAGCACCGGCGCAGAAACATCAAGGGCCGCATGACGCAGCCCTTGGAAGTTGGTGATTTCGAGTTTCGTGATGCGCATGACTCACTCCAGGGTGATGGGCGCTTCGGCCGGGGCCTTCTCGGCAACGGTCACGCGGTAGGTGTTGAGGTCTGGTGTTTCGCCCTCGGCGTCCAGCGTGATCACGCCGTCGTCGAGCAGCTTCAGGGCCACGGCCAGCGACTCGTCGGTGCTCAGCGCGAAGCGGGACTGCAGCCAGCCGGGGGGTGATCTGGTCCTTACGCAGCACCAGGACAGTGATGTCGTCGATGGTGTGGCCGCCGTAGGTTGTGTCGCCGGGCTCGGCGGCGCTGCTCAGCAGGTCTTTTTCCGGTTCCGGCGGCGATTGCAGGATCACCTCGCGCTCGCCGTTGGAGTTCGGTGCCGATACAACGCCGGCGGCTTCCAATTCCTCGACGATGCGCGCGGCGCGGTTGTAGCCGATTTTCAGGTAGCGCTGGAGTCCGCTGATGCTGACCCTGCGTGTGTCGATGACATGGCTGACCGCTTCGATGTAGAGCGGGTCCTGCGCGCCAGTACCATCCGCATCGCCGCCATCTTCGAGGGCGAGAGAGTTCTGGTCCGGATCGGGCTGGATAGCATCCATGCCCTCCAGGTACTCAGCGGCGTCGGCCACCACCAGCATGCAGACCTTGCCGGTGCGGTCGATCAGGTCGTGGCGCAGCGGGTTGAACTGGCTGACCTTGAAGGTCGCCTTGATGCCTTCCTTGATCGCCACGGACTCCAGAATTCCGTCGATGGCCGGCCGCTCGCCTGCGGAGATCAGCTTGACCGCGTGTTTCACGGTGCGCTCTACGGTGGCGCGCATGCGCTCGATCACGGCGGCCTGGCGTTGCTCGGACATCTTCTGCCAGACATCCGGTAGGGCGCGGACCTCTTGTAACAGGGCCTGGAGAAGGTCTCGACCGAGAGATTCGGCGGCGATGGAGGTGATGTTGCTGGGCAGTTCTTCGGCGAGGTCGTCGACGAGTTCTTCAGCGATGGTTGCGGCGGCTTGGGCTGTCATTGGCTGCTGTTCCTACTGGTTGGCGATGCGTTCGAGGGTGGTGTGCTGGGACTCGCTGAGGAACATCCGCGGGCCGTAGCGCTGGAAGTTGGCGCGCAGGTCGGCGGTGAACTCTTCTTCCCAGGTGGTGGCGGCATTCAGCTCCGCCGCGCCGAGGAGGCTGTTGAACTCCTCGACACGGTCGAACTGCTCTTCGATGGTTCGGCTGGGCATGGCCGGTTACTCGAGATTGAGCTCGTCGGTGCCGGTGTCGCCGGTGTCCGACTGCTGGCCCGGGGCGGGGTCGGTGATTTCGCCCGTCTCGGTGTTCACTCCGTCCGGGACCTGGTCCTGAGACTGGTCGTCAACAACGCTGTATTCGCCGGTGAGGATGGACGCGTTGTCCTGGTCCAATCCGGCGTCGGCGCGTTCGTCCAGGGTGACTGCGGTCTGCAACTCGATGCTGACCGGCAGGTACTTGAACAGCCGGCGGATGACGGTCTTCTTGGCCATCTCTTCGTAGTGGGTGACCCAAGGTCCGTTTCCGGATGCCTTGCTGGTGGCGCGTACTTTGTCGACGTCGGCCTTGCTCATGACCTCGAATTGCACGCCGCCGTCCTTCAGCTTGGCGACCGCGTAGACGTGGGTCATGACGCCGCGTTCACCCTCTCCCGGAACGTGCTGGACGTCCTCGTCGAGGCCGTAGCGATAGCTGAACTGGTCGTTCTGGTGCACGGTGCGCGCGGTGAGCGAAACGATCTGGCCGGAGCGCCGGGCAAGGTCAATCATCCCGCGGTAGCCGATGATCAACTGGACGTTCGACAGGCCATCTTTCGCCTTGCCGTTGCCGAACGGCAGCAGGTAGGCATGGCCGAGAGCGTTACCCGGTTCCAGGCCGAGCTGCGCACATTGCATCACGGCGCCGAGGAAACTCTCCTGATTGCATTTCGCCAGGGCCGGTACTTTGCGGATCTCGGTCAGCGCGATGCGCGCGAGTCGATCGGCGGTCATGTGCTTCGGAAGCGCCAGGGCGATCTGGCCTTTGATTTTCGGATCAGTCATCAGGTGGGCCAGCGTTTTCGGCTGACCGTTGTTGGCGACATTGCCGGTCGCGGCGGCTTTCAGGGCGGTTGCGGACATGCTGGGCTCCGGTTACTTGAGGCGGAAAACGCGGGATTCGCTGGTCTTCTTGAACTGCTCGAACAGCACGGGGTGAGCTTCCTTGAAGGCGGATTGGTCGAAGCGGTTGGTGGTCTGGGACTTCCACGTCAGTACCGACTTGCCGTTGACCGTGAGTTGGGCGTGGTCCTGCATGAAGAGCTTGATGCGCTCCTCTGCGGACTCGATCTCGTACTCCAGGCCCTTGGCCTTGGCTTTCAGTTCGCGCAAGCGGTTGAACACCTCCACGACCTTGCCATCGGCCTCGATGCTGGTTCCGGCGTCACGTTCGAACAGCCGGAGCATGTCGCTGACAGCGGTTGCTTCAGGCGGATCCAGGCGCTGGATGCGTCCCCAGAACTCGACCTCCTTCTCGCGAATCGCCGCGATGGTTTCGTCGTCCCGCTCGACGCGGTACACGCGGAAGTCGTCGCCGCCGATCAGAACGCCGAAGATGCAGACCTGGCGGCCGGTGACCATCAGGCCGTGCATGGCCTGGGCGGTGTAGTGGACTGGAATGGCATCGGTCTGAACCTCACCCCATTCCTTCGCCTTGAAGGGGCTGACCGTCTTGATCTCGATGTTTTCGCCGCTGGCGGCCTCGGCGTCGATCTCGGCGGCCATGAAGTCGTGCTTCTGGTCGCGGTAGCGGTTACCGCGGCCGACGATCTTCAGGCCGGTCTCTTCGGCCAGCAGGTCGATGACGTAGGGCTCCATCCGCTGGCCACGGGTGAAAATCTTCTGCTTCGCCGGGTCGACGGGACCGGTGCGCGGCTGGACCTTGTCCAGATACACGTCCAGCGGAGTGCGCCAGGGGCTGATGCCGAGGATGCCGGCGACATCGCTGCCGCCGAGGTACTTGGTGCGGTCGAGCGCGCCGACCGATGCGAGGGCTGCTGCAGTCATGTGGTTCTCACTTCGCGGCGAATGCCGTCGTGGGTTGCTCGCCGGTGATGTGGCCGGCGGTGGCGGGGCCGATGATCAGGAAGATGTAGAGGGTGACGGCACCGAGGGCGCCCAGCAGGATGGCTTTGCGCTTGGCGTTCATGGCTGCGGCTCCCGGCGGAAGAAGCCGAGGCGGTTCAGCGCGGCCTCGCAGTCGAAGTCGTCTGAGCCCTTATCCGTCTCGCCGATCAGTAGCACCACGAACTTCTTTCCTGGGGGCGCCTTGAAGCCGAAAGTCAGTGTTCGGCCAGACTCCGTCATACAAGTCTTGTTGAATGACCCAACGAAAGCGGCGTCTCCATCATTGAGTTGCACGACGCACCCCCAGGCACTTCCGGCCTTTCTTGATGGTCAGCGCCATGCGACGCGGCAGGTTCACCACCAGGGTCTCGCGGGGCAGGCCGAGCACAGCGGCGATGTCGGCGCCGGCCGGCATCACCAGGTCGTCGAGCTGGTCGTCGATGATTGAGCGAACGGGGCGGGTGGTCATAGGTCGATGCTCCTCAGTTCTTGCTGTCTCGCATCCGCTGCGGCGTCGAGCCGGCGGCGCATGTCGTCGTATTGCCGAGTGCCGATGGCGTCGAGGGTGTAGGCCATCTCGATTTGGCCGCGCCATACCAACTGGTCGTGGCGCGGGATCACCGACCGACGCATTGCGACGATCGCTTCCTCGATCACGCCCTCGGCGCGCTCATTCGCCCAGGCCATCGTCGGCCTCCTGCTCTTCGTCCTCGGGCTCCGGTTCCGGTTCCGGCTGGTCCCAGAGCGGGTCTCTGGCGAAGTCCCAGGCGTGCTGGGCGTTGCTGAAAGCCGCGCGGTTGCGGCGCTCGCGGTATGTCCACATCGGGATGCTCTCCGTGGTTCACCTGCATTCGGCAGCACCCAGGCACACGGCAGTCGTGCCCGGTGGGGCGCCGTGGTGGGTGCTCTCGAATGGAGGTTGAAAAAGCCCGGCCGGAGCCGGGCGAAGAGGGGGAACGCTGCATGCGCAGCGGGGAGTGATCGGCGCGTGGGCGTCCCCTCTGGCTCCGTCCGCGCCACCAGCCGGCGGCGTTGCTCGTTGGCTCGCCTGCTTACGAGGCAGGTGCCTGACTCGGCTGCCGATCACTCTCCGCTGCGCCCTGGCCGCGCCAGGAGCAGGAAAGAGAAGGGCGCCGCCAAGCGCCCTGTCTCCACTTACATGCACCGCCCTATGTGAAAGCGGTTGGGTACAGGCTCGACCGCATGTTGGCGATCTGCCGTTGGGGCTGGGCTACATATCGAGATCCTCCGTTGTGCGCGCCGTTGGACCGGCGGGCGCTCGCCGTGGGTTAAACGCCCGGCAATAGGCCAGGCGCCGAAGTCAGGTGACCGCGGTGCAGGCCCGCAACGCCACCGGCGCCGACTGGCCTTCGATCCAGATAACCGCCGCCCCGCCAAGCGACACGCTGGCCCGGCCGACGGTGCGGGTGCGCTGCGGTTCGGCCCCTCGGTACGGGCGGTACTCGATCAGCGCTGGCGCCGGGTGCTCGCGGTTCCAGGCCTCGACCAGTTCCGCCGGCGGCACCGGTCGGACGTTGCCGATCTGCTGGTAGATCTCGGAGCGGTGGATGGCGACGTCGTCCGGGGCGGTGATGCCGAGGCGCACCTGGTCGCCCTGGCTGCCGAGGACCGTGACGGTGATGTTGTCGCCGATATGCAGGGTTTCGCCGGGGCGGCGGGTCAAGATCAGCATGGTGTGACTCCGTTCGGGGTGGTGGGTGGCCGTCAGCCCAAGCGATCCGGGACGACCTTCATTGCCTCGGCGACGAGCTTGTGGGCCCCTTCGGAGTCCACCGTGGAGAACCCCTTTTCGGCGTGGTCCCACTGCTCATCCTCGTCACCGGGGAAGTTGCTGCACGCCACTGAACAGACGCCAAGCCCGTCGGGCTTGAAGTAGAGGCGCACCTCTGGGCCGTCATCCCCGCGATCAAGCATCACGAGCACCTGGCCCAGGTCTTCGAACTCGAAAAGCTTCGCGAACTGCTTCATTGGAATTCCTCTGGTTGGTTTCCCAGATGCCCCTCGGGGGAAGGGCATCGAGGAAATCGGTATTGCGGTCCGCTGTTACTGATCGCGCCACCTGCGGATGGGCGCATTTCTGCTTGGCTCCAGTCGGTCCCTGTCTGTTGGTAGGCAGTTTCTAAGGCCTACTCCACGGGGCTGGGGGAGGTGTTTCGCCACCTACCTGGCTATCCGGCGAGTCTCCGGCTTGTTGGCCAGCGGTGTTGTGCTGGCGTTGAAGAAAAAGTAAGCCAATGCCTAATTTTTGTAAATAGCCAATGCCTAATTTTTTAACTTTGCGCACTAACGATTTATGGGGGAGCGAGGCAGGGCTTGCAGGTTCTTGCAGGAGAAAATACTGTATAAAAAAACAGTATTTGGAGGTTGGCATGGCTGCGCAGAAGAAGAACAACCAAGGGAAAGGACAGGTCTCGGCGGTGGAGAAGGTGCGTCTCCGGGTATCAGCGATGATCAGTAGCCCGCGGGCTCAGGCGGAGCGCCGGGCGTCAATCTGGAAGGCGCAGGGGGATTCGGAAGAGGCCTGGCAGCAGGTACTGGAGGAGTTGGCCGAAACCGATGGACTCGAGATGTCGCTGGGGGAGGATGGAGTGGTTACGCTCACCTGGGAGGCGGGAGACGAGGAGGATGTTGAAGTGGTCGATGGGATCGAACTGGTGCAGGAGCCGGAAATGGTGGTTCAGCATCTACATGAGGGAATGTGAGAATCGCGAAGAGTTTGCGCTGCGTCTGCCGGGAATGTGCTGCCAGGGCAGTCCTTGGGTAGAATCGAAGGCTAGATATGGAGGCCAAGTGCCATGGAATACAACGAGAGAAAATGCCCGTTCTGCGCCGAGGTCATCAAAGCCGAAGCAGTAAAATGCAAGCACTGTGGTTCAATGTTGAGCGCTGGGCCTGCCACAGGTAAACCGACCAAGAAGGGACTCGGCCCATTGGGCGGAATAGCGATAGCTGTCCTGGGGGGAGGGGTTTTGTTTCTTGGATATGGCTTTTATGTAGGTTCGACGCCGGAAGGCATGGCTCGCAGTCAGGCACGTGCTGCCATTGATCAATGTCATAAGGATCTAGAGCGATGGGCGCAAGGAAGCCGAGAGTGGCAGATAATTTACGACACCTGCGAGGTGCTGGACCGCGAACTTCGCACTGGAAACCTTTCCAGGTACAGCGCTAGGCAATCCAGCGAATCGAGGCTGGAAGCATATCCTTCGGCAAAGGGAGCCAAGATGGTTCTGCAGATTGGTCAGCAATCGGCTCCGCTTAAGTCGGCAGCTCCGTTGCGTGATTCACCGGACGTTGCTGCAGCGATCACCCGTAGAGCTGGGGTTGGTGAGCGTTTAATCGTGCGTGAGATCGAGGACGGATGGATCCAGGTATCTGCGGATCCCGCTCGCAAGGAGTGGGTGATGCCCGAGCTGCTGGACTGGTAGCTGAGAAAACGAAAAGGCCGTGCCTCGGCCTTTTCTGGCTTCATTTTTCCCGAGATAGCCAGGTTAGAGTTTCCGGAAATTCCAGGCTCCCAGTACCTTGGCTTGGAAATGGACGTCTTCCATTCGGGCCTTCTGCGGCTCGAAGGACTTGTTGTCCGACACCAGCAGGTAGTGCTCGGCATCGTGGATCTGCACCCGTTTCACGAACAGGTGCTGCAGCCAGGTGAAGACGTAGACGCCTTCCTCGACGAAGTCGGTAATGCCCATGTCGACGAGGATCGGGGACTTGTCCTCGATGGTGCCCAGCATGCTCTGGCCCCACCCGGTGATGATCTTGAGGTTGGCCGGATCGGTGTACTTCAGGCCGAGATCATCCAGTTGGACTCTGTCGACGACCAGGTTTCTGACGAACTCGCGGTACTCGGCCGGCACCTGGCCACCGCCCATGGCAGCGCGCACGTCGTACTGGGCGATCGAGATCGTATTTCCTTTCACCAGGGTGGTGCGGCTGAAGTCAGCGTGAATCACGTTCGATGTCGTCGATTGATCGCCATCGAGAGACTCGGCTACTGCCTGTGCGATTTTCGCCTTAGCTTCCCCGCTCAGCCCTTTACCGTGGCGCTGGAGCATCTCCATCACCTTTTCCGCGGCCGATGAGCCAGGATGCTGAGGTTGGCTACTCGGCACAATGAGCTCCGCCTCCTTTTCGCTCAACCCCCAGTGGTCTGCGCCAACGACGCCTGAGAAGAACGATATCAACTCGATCAGTTTCGCTTTATCGATCCTGCCGGTGTTGATCCACCCCTGAACAGAAGGGGGCTTCACGCCGAACTGCTCTGCGAGAGCCTTTTTCGACATGTTTTTGGCGAGTCTGGCGGCCTCAATAGCGGCGCCGAGTTGGGGTCCGGTAAGCATTGCCTAATTTAACGTCAGTTGTGGTGTGGTTAGGCAATGGCTTGCCTGTAATTAGCTAATGCCTTACTCTTTTCTCCAACATTCCCCGGAGAAGAGACATGACTCCAGCAGAAGCAGTGCGCCAGGCCGCCGAGCTGTTGGGCAGTCGGGCCGAGTTGGCGCGAAAGCTCAATGTGAGAGCGCCCACCGTAAGTCAATGGTGTTCAGGCGTTCGACCAATCCCCGCGAAACGTGCAGTTGAGATCGAGGCGCTCACCGCTGGTCGGGTCCTCCGAAGCGAACTGTGCCCGTCGTTCCCATGGGGTGCGGCTGCCTGAACGCACCTTACTGGCCAGGAGCCGCCACGTCATGCGAAGCGAATCGCACACCCTGATTTCCACGCTGCTCGGCGTGGTGAACCAATGGCGCCGCCGAGAGGGGTGGAGCCGAGAGACCGTCGTCCAGCACATCGTGGAGGCGCACGAGCGCATCCATGGAGCGCTGGTCACCGGCATCGTCTTCGACCCGCCAACGCGCGATACAACCGAGCGGATGAAGGTCAACGCCGACCGTGTGTTCCGCTGGCTGGACGACGGAACCAAGGACACCAACCTGGTGCCGGCGAACTTCGTACCCAGCATCCTCGCGGCGCTGCCGACTGACCTGAAAGTCCAGGCCCTGGGCGACATCCTGACGCCGCTGGGCGTGTCGGTGCGCTTGATCGGCGGAGATGCCGGCCAGCGGCCGGAGGTGCTCTGCATGCTCCGGACGCTCATCAAGGAGAACGGTGAGGCGCAGCAGGCTGTTGCCAACCTCGTCGACGGCGCTGATGACCAGGAACTGCAGGAGGCCCACCGGGAGCTCTCCGAATCCAGGGCGGCGACAGATGAGGCGCTGCGGATGATCGACCAGATGCGCCGGCCGCGCCTTGTTCAGGGGTAGCCGTGCCGTCCTTCCAGATTGGCCAGCCGGACGGCGAAGAGTTCCGTGGTCCGGACGCTCGCCCGGTCACCGAGGTACTCGATTGCGTGCTGAGCGGGCTCGGTAGATCCGTACCAGTTCCGGCGGGAAGCGTCGAGTTCCACCAGCAGATGGCTCTGCAGGCCGCCCAGCAGATCAAGCAGAGCTACAGCGATATCGCGAAAGAGAAAGCTCGCCGGGAGTGCCTTGCGCATCTCCGGGCATCGTTACGCAGGCCGAAGGAGGCCTTCCATGTCGCTCCCTGAGCCACTGGTCCCGCAGGAAGTTGACCTGCGCGGGCTGACATTTATGCCGCTGGACGTTGCCAGGCTGCGCGATAGCGACCTAGCCATCGAGGCTACCGGCGACGAATTTCGCGCCGCAGTCCTGCTGTGGTGCGCATCTTGGGGACAGGTTCCAGCCGGTTCCCTACCAAATTCCGACACAGCTCTTGCTACCTATGCCGGGTATGGCCGAGGCGATATCAAGGGCTGGCGCAAGGTACGTGAGGGTGCCTTGAGGGGCTTTATCGAGTGCTCCGATGGCCGTCTTTACCACCCCGTCGTGGCCGATAAAGCCTTGGAGGCCTGGGCCGAGCGCGTCGAGTATCGCGAGGCCAAGGACAACGAAAAAGCCCGGAAGCAGAAGGAGCGCGAGGACCGCAAGCGGATGTTCGATGCGCTCCGTGCAGTTGGGATCGTCCTGCCGTGGAACACCCACACGTCAGAGCTCAGGTCACGCTTCGAGAAGATCGTTAAACCTGTGACAGGTCACGAACCTGTCACTGTGACAGGTCACGCACCTGACACGGCTAAGACAGGGACAGGGACAGGGACAGGGACAGGGATTAAAGATCAAGAGCTAAGTCCTACTGACGTAGGACTCGTTGACGCTTCGCGCCAACCAGCACCGTCGACCGACGAAGACCTGTTCGAACCTGAACAACCCGAGAGCCTGAACGGCCACCACCACGGAATCAAACCGTGCCCGGCACAGGCCATTGCAGACCTGTACCACCAGGTGCTGCCAGAGCTCCCAGCAGTCGCCCTGCTGAACGACACCCGACGGCGCCACCTGCAAGCCCGATGGAGGGAGCACGAGGCCCACCGCTCGCTGGATTTCTGGCGAGAGCTCTTCGAAACCGTCAAGGCCTCCCCGTTCCTGATGGGCAATGTCCCCGGTCGCAACGGTGCGAAGCCATTCCGCGCCACGTTCGACTGGATCATCGCGCCGTCGAACTTCGTGAAGATCGTCGAGGGAAATTACCATGCGTGACCCGTTCAGCCTGGAAGCCGAGCATGGCGTTCTGGGTGCCATGCTCCTGCGCAACGAGTTGATCGACGTGCTGTCGGCAGAGCTGACCCCGGAGGATTTCTACTGGCCAGAGAACGGCGACCTGTACCGCGCCATCCTGGCTCTACACAGCGACAGCCAGCCGGCAGACATCGTGACCGTCGGTGAATTCCTGGGCGACCGATACCAGGTCCAAACCACTGACGGGGTGATCACCGGGCTGGCCTACATCGGCCAGATCATCCAGAACACTCCCAGCGTGGCGAACGCCGGAACCTACTCGCGGATCGTTCGGGAGCGAGCGGTTGACCGAGCTCTGGCGGCTGCGGGGGACAGACTTCACGAGTTGGCGCTCAGCGAGGCCGCCCAGGCCGACAAGGTCGGCGCCGCCCAGGCCATGGTCATGGCGCTCGACTCGAAGACTTCGACGCACGAGGTGCGCCATGCCGCTGACGTGCTGACCGACCACATCGAGGAGTTGCAGCGCCGCTCCGACCTCGGCGGGAAGCTGGATGGGCTGTCAACCGGCATCGGCGACCTGGACCAGAAGCTGATGGGTCTGAAGCCTGGCGACATGGTCGTGATTGCTGGTCGTCCTGCGATGGGCAAGACCGCGCTGGCCATCAACATCGCCGAGCACGTCGCCTGCGACCTCGGTGACCCGGCCCTGGTGGTTTCGCTGGAGATGACCAACGGTGGCCTGATGGATCGCATCCTGGCATCCCTCGGTCGCATCCCGCTGACCGCGATCAAGGACGGCTCCGCACCGTCCAGCCACGGTGCCGAACTGGGATCTGCCTCGCTGAAGGTCAAGCGCTCGAAGTTGTACATGGCCGATCGCCCCGGGCTGAACGCCGCTCGACTGCGGGCCCTGGCCCGGCGTCACAAGCAGCGCCATGGGTTGAGCCTGCTGGTGGTGGACTACCTGCAGCTCCTGGAGAGCTCCGGCAAGTCGACTCGCACCGAGGACGTCAGCGACATGTCCCGCCAGTGCAAGCTGCTGGCTATGGAGCTTGGTATCCCTGTGATCGTCCTGTCGCAGCTCAACCGATCGCTGGAGCAGCGGCCGAACAAGCGTCCGATGATGTCCGACCTCCGGGAGTCCGGCGCGATCGAGCAGGACGCCGACGTGATCATGTTCGTGTACCGAGACGAGGTCTATCACCCGGACACCCAGTACCGCGGCGTGGCTGAGTTGATCATCGCGAAGCACCGCAACGGCGAGCCAAGCACTGTCCGGTGCGCGTTCCTGGGTAAGTACTCGCGATTCGAGCAGCTCGCTCCGGGCGCGCTGGACGAGTTCGATTTCGACGAGCCTCAGCAGGCGCCGAAGGTCACCAGCATGGCGGAGCGCTACCGCGGGATGAAGGGAGGGCGCGCCAATGGATGACCTCCGTCCAGTGATGTTCACCGTGCCCGGCGAGCCCGTGGGGAAGGGGAGGCCGCGCATCGGCCGCGTCGGCGCCCATGCCAGGATGTTCACGCCGGCGAAGACGGCGAACTACGAGGGGTTGATCGCACACAGCGGACAGCAGGCAATGGTAGGTCGCGCGCTGTTCGAGGGCCCGGTGCTGGTCGAGCTCGACATCGCGCTGAGCATCCCTCAATCGATGTCGAAAAAGCGGAAGGCCATGGCCTTGGCCGGGCAACTGCACCCGACCAAGAAACCGGACCTGGATAACGTCCAGAAGGCCATCTACGACGGCCTGAACGGCGTTGTCTGGAAGGACGACGTCCAGGTCGTGAAGGCGGTGGTGGGGAAGCGCTACGGCGAAACGCCAGGCGTGCGAGTGAAAGTCGTCCCTCTCCTCGAGGGCGAGCAGTGACTACAGGAAACTACAGGGGAGAGTCGAAATGAGACTGATCAGCGCGCGCCAGGCGTGGCAGGACGCGTACCACATCCCGGGCGCGTCGGTGATGGCGAAAGCCATCGAAGATGCCGAAGAGGCGACACGGAAGACCAGGGCGAAGCGCCGCAAGAAACTGGTGGCCCGCTTCCCCGAGGGGTACCAGGGCGAGAGCAAGGAGCCGGAGGGCCTGTTCCCCATCGACTCCCAGATCATCGCCGCCTACGAGACGCGGACCGGGCGGGCCGCGGGAAACCTGAACCGCTGCCAGCACATGCTCGCCGCCGGCAAGGTGATGCATGCGATCAGCACGCTTCCGGCGCCGCTGCAACACCTCGGCCACTTCCTGTACTCGCCGCTGGCGAACGGGGTCGACCAGAACCGCGCGCAGTCCTTCCTGTACTTCTCGGCGGATCTCCCGAAGATGAACAAGCCCCGCCAGGAGGTCGCTTACTGGGTGGCCTTGGCGGCGATGCACTCGTGGAAGGACATGGTCAACGGCCGGGAGGAGTGGTGGCCGGGTAAGGTGATCCAGTTCCTGGCGGACTGGCCGGGGTTCGTACTGTACGCCGCGAATTGGGAGCGTGACTGGGCGGCGATCTGGGAGATTTTCATGCAGGAGCTCAACCGGCTGGACGCCCAGGCCCTGGTGCCGGTGGCGCGGGTGGTTGCGGCCCAGCGAGACGCCGCTTGACATTTTGATAAGAGATTTGGGAGTATTTTCCCAGTTTGCGAAGTAGCACCCAATCAAAAGATTCCCCCGAAAACCCGGCCCTGGCGCCGGGTTTTTTCGTTTCTGGAGCACCCCATGGCTGAACCGACGAGCAGCGGAGCAGTAGCAGCAGCCGGCGCCGTCGGGCTCACTGCAACCGCAATCATCCCCGGAGTCGACGTCAATGCGGTGATCGGCGGCTTCGCCGGCGCGCTGCTGTTCGTGCTCTGGGCTCACGACCTGACCATGGCCAGGCGCCTCGGCTACCTGCTGGCGTCCTGGGTGGGCGGTTACTACGCCGCCACCGAGGCTGTCGGGCGGGGCGCGACCCAGTTCTCCGGACTTCCCGCACTGGTCACCGCCGCGCTGATCGTCACGATCCTGATCGGCGTGCTCGACTGGATGATCGGTGGCCGCGCGCCGGCATGGCTCCAGATCGTTCTGCAGCGCATCGTCGGCATGATCGGAGGCCGGAAAGATGGTTGACCTGGTGACCCTGGCGGCTGCGGCCGTCTGCGGCGCTATCAGTTGCCGCATCTTCACGTACCAGCGCCACGGTGCCACGTACCGGTTCGGCGTCTCGCTCTGCGCGTACATCCTCGCCGCTGGGACCGGCATGCAGGCGCTGTCGATCAGCTTGGCCGTGCTGATGGCGCGCCACGCAACGCCGATATCGCCCTACCTGCTTGCGGTCCTGGTTGTGCTGCTGGTGCTGGTCTACCGCAACAAGGGCAACATCGCGCCCATCCTGAGGCTCAGTTGAGGTGATCCATGGCGCTGACCAAGAAACAGCGCCTGTTCGTCGACGAGTACCTGATAGACCTCAACGCGACGCAGGCCGCGATTCGGGCCGGCTACAGCACCCGGCGCGCGACGGAGATCGGCTATCAACTGCTCCAGCGGCCGGAGGTTGCCCAGGCCATCCAGGCCGCCATGGCCGAGCGCTCGAAGCGCACCGAGGTCGAGGCCGACTATGTGATCCGCCGCCTGCGCGAGATCGACGAGATGGACGTGCTCGACATCCTCGAGGACGACGGTTCGTTCCGGTCGATCCGCGACTGGCCCAAGGCCTGGCGCCAGTTCCTGTCCGGCATCGAGATCGCCGAGTTGTTCGAGGGCCGCGGTGACGACCGCCGCATCGCCGGCGTGCTCCGCAAGGTCAAGTGGCCGGACAAGCTCCGCAATCTGGAACTGCTGAGCCGGCACGTCGGCACCGAGTCTGCCGCGCTGGATCTTGAGTTGAAGCGCCTGGACGTGGCGAAGAAGCGCGCCGAACTGAAGCTGCTGGAGAACCCTGAGGAAGAAGCGCCGCCAACCAGCGTCGCAGTGACCATCATCGATGCGAGGGTGCGCGATGCCGACGCTTAATGTGCCGCAGGCGAAGTTCCTGGCCCTGCCGCACAAGTTCTGTGGCTTCGTGGCTGGGTTCGGCTCCGGAAAGACCTGGGTGGGCTGCTCAGGGCTCGCCCAGCACGCCTGGGAGTGGCCGCGCATCAACGCCGGCTACTTCGCACCGACCTACGCCCAGATCCGCGACATCTTCTATCCGACGATGGAGGAGGTGGCTTTCGACTGGGGGCTGCGGACGAAGATCAACCAGGCGAACCATGAGGTTCACCTGTACAGCGGCAGCGCCTACCGCTCGACCATCATCTGCCGCTCTATGGAGAAGCCGCAGACCATCGTCGGCTTCAAGGTCGGCCGGTCCTTGGTGGACGAGCTCGACGTGCTGTCGCTGATCAAGGCCCAGCAGGCCTGGCGCAAGATCATCGCGCGGATGCGCTACAAGGTGGACGGCCTGCGCAACCGTGTCGACGTCACCACCACCCCGGAGGGCTTCAAGTTCGTCTTCCAGCAGTTCGTGAAGCAGTTGCGCGAGAAGCCGCACCTGCAGGACCTGTATGGCCTGGTCCAGGCCAGCACCTACGACAACGAGGCGAACCTGCCGGACGACTACATCGATTCGCTGATGGAGTCGTACCCGCCGCAACTGATCGCGGCGTATCTGCGCGGCCAGTTCGTCAACCTGACGGCGGGCACCATCTACACCGCCTACGACCGCACTCTTAACGCCTCGCAGGAGACGGTTCAGCCAGGCGAGCCGATATTCGTGGGTATGGACTTCAACGTCGGCAAGATGGCTGCCGTGGTGCACGTGAAGCGCCTGGGCCTGCCACACGCGGTCGACGAGATCGTCAACGGGTACGACACCCCGGACATGATCCGCCAGATCAAGGAGCGGTTCTGGCTGTACGCCGACGGCGAATATCGGCCGACCCGCCAGATCAGGATCTACCCCGACGCCTCCGGCGACTCGCGCAAATCGGTACGGGCCAGCGAGACCGATATCGCGCTGCTCAAGCAGGCCGGCTTCGTCGTCTCGGCGCCCGCCGCCAACCCGCCGGTCAAGGACCGCATCAACTCCATGAATGCCATGTTCTGCAACGCCAAGGGCGAGCGGCGGTATCGGGTCAACCCCGACCGGTGCCCGACCTATGCCGACGCCCTGGAGCAGCAGGTGTGGGGCACAAACGGCGAGCCGGACAAGTCGTCCGACATCGATCACCCGAATGATGCGGGTGGCTATTTCATCCACAAGGAATACCCGATCACGAAGTATTCCCTCGCAGGTGTTTCCTAATGGGCGTAAGGCGCTTCCTCACTGACAAGCTGGTCAACTTCGTGGCCAACTTGGGCACGGAGCGAGACAAGGCCGCCGGCAGCTTCTACGCGCCGGTCGTGCTCACCGATGAGCAGTTGCACAACGCGTATCGCGGCGCCTGGTTCCCGCGCAAGGTCGTCGATATCCCGGCGAAGGATGCGACCAGGCGTTGGCGGGCATGGCAAGCCAGCAAGGCGCAGATCGAGAAGATCGAGGCCGAGGAGAAGCGCCTTCAGGTCCAGGCCTGCACCATGGAGGCTCTAATCAAGGCACGGCTCTGGGGCGGCGCAGCGATCTTCATCGGTACCGGCGAAACTGACACCAGCAAGCCTCTGGTACCCGAGCGCGTCCAGGCCGGCGGCATCAGATACCTGACGGTCATGAGCCGGCGAGACCTGTCGGCAACCGAGCAGGATCGCGACGTCATGTCACCGAACTACGGCAAGCCCAAGGCCTACCGGCTCGGCGGCAGCGCGATCGAGATTCACCCGTCCCGGCTGGTGATCTTCACCGGCGCCGACATCCCTGACCAGGACCTGGCCAGCGGCAATCAGTTCGGCTGGGGAGACTCGGTCCTGCAGGCCGTGTTCGAGGCTATCCAACAGATCGACAGCACCATGGCCAACGTGGCCAGCCTCATCTTCGAAGCGAAGGTCGACGTGATCCGTATTCCCGACTTCATGCAGGGGATGCAGGACCCGAAGTACGAGAAGCTGGTGCTGGAGCGCATGCGTCTGGCGGCCATGGCGAAGGGAATCAATGGCACCCTGATGCTGGACAAGGACGAGGAGTACGACAGCAAATCGGCGAACTTCGGCACGCTGCCGGACATCATGGACCGCTTCATGCAAGCGGGCTGCGGCGCTGCCGATATTCCGGCCACCCGCATGCTCAGCCAGTCCCCCGCCGGCATGAACTCAACCGGCGAGGCCGACCTGCGCAACTACTACGACCGCATCCAATCCAGTCAGGAGCTCGACATTACGCCGGCCATGTCGGTACTGGACGAGTGCCTGGTGCGGTCCGCGCTGGGCAGCCGACCGCCGGAGATCCATTACGTTTGGAACAGCCTCTGGCAGACCACAGCGAAGGAGCGGGCGGACATCGGGAAGATCACCGCCGAGACTATCAAGACCATCGCCGAGACAAGGCTCTTCCCCGAGGACGCGCTCAGCAAGGCTGCCGAGACCCTGCTGGTCGAGAACAGCGTGATGCCCGGTCTGGAGTCGGCGCTGGAGGAGTTCGGCTCCGAAGTACCCGAGGACGAGCAGGACGAGGAGGGCGGCAACCGGTCGTCCAGCCAGGCGCTGAACGACGCGGCACCTCGCACGCTGTACGTCTCGCGCCGGGTGCTGAACGCCGGCGCGATCATTGACTGGGCGAAGGACCAGGGCTTCGAGACCACGCTCCCGGCCGACGACCTGCACGTCACCATCGCCTACAGCCGGACGCCCGTCGACTGGATGAAGGTCACCCAGGCCTGGACGGTCAAGCCGAACGGAAACCTGACCTGTTCCGCCGGCGGCCCGCGCCTGGTCGAGCAGTTCGGCAAAGGGGCCGTGGTTCTGCTGTTCAACTCCTCTGACCTGACCTGGCGACACGTCGAAATTCGCGATGCCGGCGCCAGTTGGGACTGGCAGGACTACCAGCCCCACATCACCTTCACCTACCAGCCCGGCAGCGTCGACCTTGACCAGGTTGAGCCGTACCGCGGCGTCATCGAGCTCGGCCCGGAGGTCTTCGAGGAGATCGACGAGGGCTGGGCGGATCGCCTCGACGAGGAATAACGATGCTTCTTCATGACTCCGTGTCGGTGTCCGGCGTTCGCCGGACCGCTGACGGCTACCTCGTGGCCGATGCCCGGGTAGCGCGCACTGGCATCCAGGAATACCTGGGTTCCGAGGTCGGCAAGCCCGACATGCCCATTGTCCGCGTGTACCGGCCGCCGGAATCGGTTTTCGCCGAGGACGCCATGCGCTCCTACGCCTACCGCCCCATGACCAACGGCCACCACGGCGAGGTCACCGCTGAGAACTGGAAGCAGCTCGCCATCGGCCAGACCGGCTCGGAGGTCCTGCGAGACGGCGACTTCGTGCGCGTGCCTCTGGTGTTGATGGATGCCGATGCGATCCGCGACTACGAGGCAGGAAAGCGCGAGCTATCCATGGGGCTCGAGGCAGAGGTCATTTTCGAGGATGGGGTGACCCCCACCGGCGAGACCTACGACGCCCGGCTCGGCCCGATGCGAATGAACCACCTCGCCCTGGTCGATCACGCCAGGGGCGGCGAGCAACTGCGCATCGGGGATTCGCGCACCCCCGATGCCAAGATACCAGCGCAACCAACCCCCACAGGAGGCCATGACATGGCTGATGCACTCCGCAAACTCCTGGTCGATGGCCTCACGATCGAGACCACCGAGCAGGGCGCCCAGGTCGTCGAGAAGCTGCAGAAGCAACTCGGCGACGCCGGGGCGAACCTCAAGACCATCCAAGACGCCCACGCCACCGCGATGGCAGCGAAAGACGCCGAACTGGCGAAGAAGGACGCCGAGATCGATGGGCTGAAGGCCAAGGTACTGAGCGACTCCGACATCGACAAACTGGTGCGCGAGCGCGCCGACCTGATCGCCAGCGCGATGCTGATCGCTGACGGCGACTATGCCGGCAAGTCCGCCGCCGAGATCCGCAAAGCGGCCGTCGTGGCCAAGCTGGGCGACGCCGCCATCAAGGACAAGCCGGAGGCCTACATCGCCGCCCGCTTCGACATCCTGCTCGAGGATGCCGCCAGTAACGACCCGGTGCGTGTCCATCTGAAGCAACAGGACAGCAAGCCGTCGAACCCGGCTGACAACGGTCAGTCGGCCTACGAGGCGCGCGTCAACGGCGCCTGGAAAGGAGGTGACAAATAATGCCCGCCGTTCAAACCACCTACAGCGCGAACATCCGCCCCGGCCTGCCGGGCATGATCGTCGACGAAGTCCCGAAGACCCTGATCTCTCGCACCGTCGAGGCCGCTGGCGGCCTGGCGTTCGGCATCCCGGTCATGCAGGGCACCGCCGACAAGGCCGGCCGTGCGCCGAGTACTGGCGATACCGCCGCGAAGTTCGTCGGCATCAGCGTCCGCGACCGCTCCGTCAAGGCCGAGGCTAACCAGTACAGCCAGTACGAGTCGGCCCGCGTCATGACCGAGGGCGCCATCTGGGTGACCGCTTCCGTGCAGGTTGCCGCAGGCGATCCGGTCTACTTCGTGCCGGCCAGCGGCGCCTGGACCAACGTCGCGACCGACAACGTGCAGGTTGCCGGGGCGCGCTTCGACACCAGCACCACTGGCACCAATCAACTCGCTCAAGTCCGCCTGGGCTAAGGAGAAACCATGAGCCGATTCAAGCTGCTCGACGCCCAGGCCGCCCTGGGCTTCGTGGTCTCGCAGACCACCTACATCGAGCGCCAGGTCAACGAGATCGTCTACCCGGATATCCAGTATCCGCAACTGATCCCGGTCGACACCTCGGCGCCCGAGTGGATCAAGACCGTCACCTTCTACTCCGCCGACAAGGTCGGGAAGGCCGACTGGGTCAACGGCAACGCCGACGACCTGCCGCTGGCCAGCACCGAGCGCTCGAAGTTCGAGTCGAGCGTGCACATGGCTGCCATCGGCTATGGCTATGGTCTGGAAGAGATCAGCCAGGCGCAGATGCTCGGCATCAACCTGACCGGTGACGATGCCGCCGCCGCGCGTCGCGCCTACGAGGAGTTCGTGGACCGCGTAGCCCTGGCGGGTGACGCGTCCAAGGGCTTCAGTGGCCTCTTCAACTACCCGGGTGTTACCGCGGGCTCCGCCGTCACCGGGAACTGGGAAACCGCCACCGCCGACCAGATCCTGGCCGACGTGAACACCGCGCTGACCCTCCAGACGCAAGGCACGCTGTTCACCGCGTTCTCCGACACCCTGCTGCTGCCTTACGCGAAGTTCCTGCTGATCGCCACCCGCAAGGTGAACGAACAGGGTCTGGAGACGATCCTCACCTATCTGCAGAAGAACAACGTCTACACCGCCACCACTGGTCGCCCGCTCACCATCCGCGGCCTGAACGGCCTGGATGCCGCAGGCGCCGGCGGCACCGCGCGCATGGTCAGCTACCGCCGCGATCCGTCGGTGCTGAAGATGCATATCCCGATGCCGCACCGCTTCCTGCCGGTGTACCAGGCCGGTCCGATCCGCTGGGAAGTTCCCGGCATCTTCCGCCTCGGTGGCGTGGATATCCGTCGTCCGGCGGAAGTTCGCTACACCGACGGCATTTGACGGGGGTGGACCATGGCGCTCATCACCAATACCAACCGCATCACCCCCATCGGCCTGCCTAGCGGTGCCGTCATCCCGCCGGGCGCGTCTGTTGACGTGCCCGAGTGGGACGATATCAAGGACCGCAAGAACCTCGCCTTCTACGTGGTCACCGGCGTGCTGGTGGTCGAGGGCGGCGTGCAGAGTGACGACCAGGGCGGCGAAGAGGCGTACCGCCAGCAACTGTTCGCCGAGCTGAAGGCCCTGGGCGTGAATGCCGGCGCCAACAGCAAGACCGAGACCCTGGTTTCGAAACTGGCAGAGGTCAAGGCCAAGGCCACGCCGCCCGCTGACGAAGCGGCTCAGAAACAAGCGCTGATCGAGCAACTGTCCGCCCTCGGAGTGCCGGCTGGTCCTGATGCCTCTCTGGAGGAACTCCAGAAGGCCCTGGCCGACAAGCAGGCCGAGCAGCAGTAATACCCGCCTCATGGATGGTCGACCGGGCCAGGATGGCCCACCTATTCGAGAACGATGATGGCCGACTTCTACGGAACCGTGGCTGGTGCTGATGCCTACCACCATGCCCGGGGCAATGCCGCCTGGGCGGCTGCTGCTGAGGCCGACAAGGAAGCAGCTCTGGCCCGGGCATCAGCCTACATCGACGGCCTCGGCACCCAGCAGCCGGTCTCTGAATGCGTGCTGGTCTTTCCTGGCAAGAAAGCCGGAGGGCGAGCCCAAGCACTGCAATGGCCGCGCGCAGGCGCCGTTGACCGTGACGGGGAGCCCGTTCCGGCTGATGAGGTGCCGCGGGAGGTCGAGCAGGCCACCTACGAGGCCGCGCTGCGCGAACTGTTGAAGCCCGGCAGCCTGAATCCGGACTACGTTGCGACCACCGCGGTGAAACGCGCCAAGGTCGGGCCGCTCGAAACCGAGTTCTTCGGCCCAGCCGAAGGCGACGAGCAGCCCAACAAGCCCTTCGTCGGGGTCATCAACGATCTCTTGGCGCCGATCATGGTGTTGCGGTGCCCGATGCCAGCGGTATTCACGGTATGACCGAAGCCGAGATCCTGCGCGCAATCGAGGGAAAGGAGCCGGCGTTGCAGAGGGCGTACCTGGACCGGGTCAGGTCGGTGACGGATGCCGCTGTCGTGGCTGAGATCGAGCGCTACATCAACGAGCAGGATGAGGATTCCATTGTCTCGGTGCTGTCGCTGGGGTTGCTGGCGGTGTTCCTGGAGCAACTGCGGTCCACCTACCTGGCCGGCGCGACCCTCGAAATCAAGTTTTTCCCGGGACGGCCGGTCCCGGAGTTCGACCCTGTAGGCCCGGGGCCGTCGACCTGGTTATCGGAGCACGCCCGCGTCCTGCAGCGCGACATCGATGATGCTACGCGCCTGGCTGTCCGCCACACGATCCAGATGGCCGATCTCCTGGGCCGCCCGCCGCGCGCGACAGCACTCGATATCGTCGGCCGGCGAAGCCCGCAGACCGGGCAGCGAACTGGAGGAATCACCGGACTCTCCGGCAACTACGCCCAGGCAGTGGCCAACGCCCGCGCCCAGTTGCTCAGCGGGGACCCTGCGCAGATGCGCCAATACCTGACACGCACTCGCAGGGATCGGCGGTTCGACAGGTTGGTTGAGCGAGCCGTCGAGGCGCGTCGCCCGGTCCCGTCGGCGGATGTCGATCGCATCGTAGGCCGCTATTCCGAGCGACTGCTGCGGACCCGTGCCGAGCAGATCGCCGCGACGGAGGCACACGACGCCTTCAGCGCCGGACGGGATCAGGTCTACGAGCAACTCGTCGCCAATGGACTGGAGCGCAGCAGAGTCCTGAAGACCTGGCACAACGTCGGCGACAACCGCGTTCGGCACACTCATTCGCCGATGCAGGGCCAGCGACAGCAACTCGGTAGTCCGTTCGTGACGGGCGGTGGCGCGCTGCTGATGTTCCCCGGTGACCAGACGCTCGGGGCCGGCGACAACGAAACCGCCGGCTGCCGGTGCTGGGTCGAGTACGAAATCGGAGGTGCCCGTGCGTGACGAAATGCAGGCCATTTTCGGCCAGATGTTCGACAGCGTGTTCAGCGAGTCGGTGACCTCGTTCGCTGGCGAGTATCCGGGGCCGGGCGTCTTCGATCCGGTCACCGAGACCACCACCAGTCAACCCGTGCGGTACTCCGGGCGCGGGGTCTTCCACAACTACGAGGCCAACCGCATCGACGGAATCAACATCCATGTCGGCGACATCCAACTGATCGCTCTGATCAACGAGGTGTCGGACCAGCCCGCCGTCGGCCATGAACTGAGCACTAGCGACGTGGTGCCGATCCTTGGTGGGCCGTTGGCGGGCTATCGCATCGTGCGCGTTGGCGGTGATCCCGCCGGCGTGCATCACGATCTGCAGTTGAGGAAGGCGTGATGGCAAAGGGGAAGGGAGGAAGGTCCTGGAGCGTGTCGCCGAGCGCCTTCATGGAGGCCGTGGAAGCCGATCTGGTGCAAAAGCAGAGCGATATGTCCATGGAGGCCCTGCGGGTGATCGTGGAGCACGCGCCTGTCGATACCGGCCGCTTCATGGCTAACAACATCGTCAGCATCGGAGAGCCGGTTTTCTACTCGCTCGATGCCTATGACAAGGCCGGCCACGAGACCATCGCCAATGGGTATGCCGAATTGGCCCACCTGGTGCCGTACTCGGTGGTCTACATCCAGAACAATCTCATCTACGCCGGCGCGCTGGAGGATGGCCACTCCGGCCAGGCCCCGGCGGGAATCTACGGCGTGGCCCATCTGGCAGTCAGCGCGAAGTTCACCAAATGACCTTTGAGCAAATCCGCAGCGTGATCATCAGCCGGATGACCGCATGGACCGGCATCCCGGCCGATGACGTCGATTACCCGAACAACCCAAAGGGCCCGTTCAAGCCGGACGGGAGGCCGATCTGGGCGCGCCTGGCGGATATCCCTGGCGCCTCTGCGGCTACCGAGATCGGCAACGGCCCCTGTGTTCGCCGTAGCGGCCTGATCATCGTGCAGCTCTTCGTGCCGACCTACAAAGGCACGCTGCTGCTGACTCGGACCGCCGATACGCTGCGCGAGCACTTCGAGTTCTACAGCGACCCGGTCCTGCCGTTCGAGTGCTTTGCCGTCTCCCAAGCCGTTCCCGGCGATGATGGACATGGCTGGTACCAGGCCAACCTGACGATCCCCTACCGGGCTGGTTGAGCCCGACCCACCCACCGCCGCACGGCGGTTTTTTTTCGCCTATCACAGGAGAAACGCCCCCATGAGTAGCGGCGCGAAGGTCCAGCTTGCCTGGATCAAAGAGGTAACCCCCGGCGTCACCCCGCCGGGCGACTGGCACACGCTCACCCGTATCAGCAACGGGGTGACACCGACCTACAACTCTGAGGCCAACAACGAGATCGGTGCCGACCGTATGGCCCAGGGTACCGCCATGACCACCGTCGACGTTGGCGGTGACATCGAGAGCAAATGGCGCTACGGGGCGCTGGATGAGTTCATGGCCTCCTGCTTCGGCAAGAACTGGGTCGCGAACGTCCTGACCATGGGTAACGACCGCATCTCCTTCTCCCTGGCCACCTATGCCGCGGATATCGGCGTCGCCGGTATCGCCCGTGGCGCCCAGGTTGCGACGATGGCGTTCGACTTCCCGGGCGACAACGAGATCACCGTCACCACCACGTTCGCTGCCACCAGTTGGAGCGATAAGGCCGATGACACCTCGTTCATCGTCAACGCCCAGCCGGAGCCGGCGCAGCGCCGCTACTCGTTCAAGGACATCAGCGGCCTGAAGCTCAACGACCAGCAGGTGGGAGAGGGCAATGCCTGCGTCGACAGCTTCAACCTGCAGTTCGACAACGCGGTACAGACCCAGCGCTGTATCGGCAACGGCAACCCGTTCCCGGGCAACATCATCCCCACGACTTTCACGCCGTCGGGATCGATCACGATCAGTTGGTCGAAGATGGCCTATCAGCTCTGGAAGGCACAGCAGACCGGTGACGCCATCAGTTTGGAGTTCACCGTCAGCAATGCCGACGGCGGCTATCGCATCAGCCTCCCGGAGATGGAAGTGAACGGGTCCTGGCCGGATGCCGGCGCAGAGGAAATCGTCCAGGTCGAACTGAACTACACCGCGCGCCGCATCCCGCCGACCATCACTCGCCTGCCGGCGCCGATCGTGATTGCAAGCGTCACCGTCACGCCGGATACCGCCTCGGTCGCCACTGGTGAAACCGTAGACCTGGAAGCCGAGGTTCTACCGGCCGGCGCCAGCCAGACCGTCACCTGGTCCACCTCCGATGCAGCGATCGCCACCGTGAACGACACCGGCCTGGTCACCGGCGTGGCCGTAGGCACCGCAACGATCACCGCTACCAGCGCCTCGGACCCGACCAAGACCGATACCTGCGCGATCACCGTAACCGCGTAACCCCTTGCCTGGCGCGCCCTGCGGTGCGCGCTGGGCCTTTTTACCGCAGAGGAACAGCATGGCCATCACCCTGAAGAATAAGCCCGAAATCGACCTGTACGGCACCCGCTGGCTGCATCTCAAACTGGACGAGCAGGGGCATCTGTCGCCTTGCGACGTAGAAGCGGAGGCCGACCTTTCGCTGCTGGTGGGGTCGACTGGCGATCCGCTTTTCCAGTCCCACCACGCGATGATCAACCGCCACATGCAGGCGATCGATGCTCAGGCCGGCGTCGGAACCAGCCAGTTCAGCCCGCTGACTCTGGCCGATGTTCAGTTCGACAATATCGACGACCTGCTGATTGGCCTGGTGGCCAGGCACATCATCAAGGACTGGAAGGGTGTGCAGGACGAGGCGGCGCCCGGTGTGCCCGCCGACTACACGCCGGAGCGCGGCCAGGCGCTCATGCGCCAGCACCCCGATGCCTACTGGCTTGCGCTCAAGACCGGCACTGACATCGCGGTTCGCGCGGATCTGCGTACCCAGGAGACCGTGGGAAAGTCCTGAGCGCGTATCGCTGGGCTCGGGACTGGGCGGGACCCGACAACGAGAAGAAGCGATGGAAGCATGAACGGTTCGGGCTCCCGGTCCCTGCGGAGCCCACCATTGACGCCGTCTGCGCCGAGGTGCTCGAGGCCTACCACCGGATCAGCAGGGGCCGGCAGTTCATCGGCATGATCGGCGCGCCGGCCCCGCTTTCTCACCGCGATATCGACGCCTACCTCCTGCGTTACCCCACCGCCATCCCCATCGCCGAGTTCGAGGCGGCGGTCCTCGCGCTCGACGACGAGTACCGCGCCCAGTGGGCCGTGGCGCAATCAGAACCTGCTGAACAAGAACCCGGAGACCGCCATGGCGGAAGAAAGTCGCCTCTCAATAATCATCGACTCCCGGGGCGCTGAGAAGAGCGCGACCAGTCTTAGCGACGCGCTAGACCGGGTGGAGCGCAGCGGGGACGAAGCCGCCGGCAGCACCTCCCGCCTCAGCGAGGTGACTGTCCGCCTCGGCTCGAATATGAGTAAGGCTGCGGCCGCTACCGTTGCGTCGCTATCGCGTATCGAGCGCGCGACGGAGTCGACCAGTTCGCAGATGACGGCGCTTGTCTCCCGCGCTGTCGCCCTGGAAAACGCGATGTCGTCGGTGGGCCAGGGTATCGGTCGGCTCGACACCGGCATCACCCAGTCGAACGCGCAACTTGCGCAGTTGAACACCCAGATGTCGCATCTGGTGTCGACGTTCAGCACGTTTTCCCAGGGGCAGAGCGCGATCAACGCGCAGTTGTCGCGCATCGCGGCGAACATGTCGCGGGCAGCGGACGAGACCCAGAACCTGGATCAGTCCACCAGTCGAGCGGGCCGCGGCGCGCGCGAAGCCGCGAGCGACCTTGACGCAGAGCGCGCCGGCCTAGCGCGCCTGCTGGGGCAGATCAACCCCACTGTTGCGGCGCTCGACCGCCTCGACGACATGCAGCAACGGCTCACTCGCTACAAGAACTTGCGCCTGGTCGATGCTGAGACGGTGGCGGAGTACACCGAGCGGCTGAAGGCAATGCGCAATGCCCTGGGTGACGCCGAGGGCGGCATGAACCGCACTGGGATGTCGGCCAAAGCGCTGTCGGCGAACATGCGGATGCTGCCGGCTCAGATCACGGACATCGTTGTCGGCCTGTCGTCTGGCCAGGCTCCCTTGACGGTGCTGCTCCAGCAGGGCGGCCAACTCAAGGACATGTTCGGTGGAATCGGGCCGGCCGCGCGCGCCGTCGGCGGCTACATCGCCGGCCTGGTAAATCCTTACACCATCGCCGCCGCCGCCGCTGGTGTGCTGGCGTTGGCTTTCTACCAGGGCTCGGTGGAGTCGTCGCGCTTGACCAACGCCCTGGTCAAGAACGGCAACGCCGCCGGGACCACCGCCGGGCAACTCTCGGTCTTCGCGCAGCAGGTCGGGGCTGGGAATGCGACAGTAGCGCAGGCAGCCAGCGCGCTGACGCAACTGGCCGGCGCCGGCAACCAACTGACGATCCTCTACCCGAAGATCGCCGCGGCGGCGATCAGTTGGTCGAAGGTCACCGACCAGTCTGTCGAGGATGTGGTCGACAGCTTCAATGACCTGGCTAAGAACCCAGTCGATGCGGTGAAGAAGCTCGACGACCAGCTCAACTTCCTGACCGCGAGCCAGTACGCGAACATCCAGTCGCTGCAGGAGCAGGGGCGCACAATGGATGCCGCTCGACTTGCGACCGAGGCATACGCCAACGCGCTGGCCAGCCGCTCCACGGAGATGGAGCAGAACCTGGGGGTGGTAGAGAAGGCTTGGAACGGACTGAAGAGTGCCGCGAAGTCAGCATGGGATGCCATGCTCGATATTGGGCGTACCGAGTCGCCGGAACAGCAACTGCAGAAGGTCTACAAGCAGATCGAGAACGCCCAGAAGGGCGTCGGGCGTGGTGGCCGGGCCGCGTTTGGCCTGGGTATCAGCCAGCCCAGCCTCGATGCGCTGTATAAGCGCGCCGCTGACCTTCAGGCGAAGATCGCTGCCGACGGCGCGAAGAACCTGGAGCAGGCAACGAACAACGCGATCCAGGCGGCCGGCAAGAAGGGCATCGACACGATCAACACGACGTTCGCCGCCGCGCAGACGCAGACCCAGAAGCTCCAGAAGCAACTGGTGGAACTCGACAAGGCTCGAAAGGCCGCCATGGAGGCAGGCGGATTCACAGCCGAGGAGGAGACCAAGTTCGCGGCTGCACGCAAGAACATCGAGCAGCAGATCGCCGACATCAAGGAGCGTGAGGCGAAGAAGAGAGCGCCGAAGACCCGCGGCCAGAACGCCGGCGTGCGCGAGGCTGACAATACCGCCTCCCGCTTGCTGGCCCAGTACGACCCGGCCGGCCAGGCTGTGCGCACCCTGACCAAGGAGGAGACTCAGCTTCAACTGGCGCTCTCCAGGGGCAAGATCACTCGCGAGGAGTACAGCAAGGCGCTGGCTCAGGCCTCGCTGAACTACGCCGCGGCAATCAAGGGGGCCCAGGGCCTCACCGCAGCCGAGCAGTACCAGGCGCAGCTTGAGCGGCAGTTGTTGCTCCAGCGTGAGCAATACGCTGCGCAGGCGGCCGCCGTAGGCATGGGCGGTCTTGAAGCAGAGCGCTATCAGCAGCGCATTCAACTTGAGCAGCAATCGAATGACCGTGTCCTGCAACTGCAGACGGAGCTGGCCCAGGCTACGACCGAGAAGCAACGTCAGGAGCTTCAGGCGCAGATCGATCTGGAGCGTGAATACCTTCCCAAGCGGATTCAAGCGCAGAAAGATGGCTACCAGCAGATGGATAAGGCCCGCCAGGACTGGCTGGCTGGTGCAGCATCTGGGGCTCGGACCTGGTTCGAACAGATCGATGACACGGCGAGTCAAACCCGTTCGGCGATGATGCGCGGCCTGGATGGGTTGAACGATGAGCTCCATACCTTCGTTACGACAGGGAAGGCCTCGTTCCGTAGCCTCACCACTTCGGTGCTGAGCGACTTGGCGAGAATCGCGCAGAACAAGTTCATTACGTCGCTCATCTCGTCCATGTCTGGCAGCAGCAACGGTGTGATCAGTGCGATCGGCAGCTATTTCACCGCGAACGCCAAAGGCGGTGTCTACAGTTCGCCAAGCCTCTCGGCATTCAGTAACGGGGTGTACAACAGCCCGCAGTTCTTCGCCTTCGCGAAAGGGGCGGGCGTGTTTGGCGAGGCCGGGCCGGAGGCCATTATGCCGCTCACCAGGGCGGCAGATGGCAGTCTCGGAGTTAGGGCTATTGGGAGTGGTGGCGCGAAGAGTGCTGGTGGCAATACGTTCCAGATCAACACCAATGTCACGGTGACTGCAGGCACGACTTCGCAGTCCGTCACTTCGGACACCAATGACAACTACGCCATGCAGCTATCGAAGATGATCGCCGATGTGGCGCGTGGCGTGATAGCCCAAGAATCTCAACCCGGCGGCATCATCTGGAGAATGCAGAATGGCCGTTGAGACCTTTACTTGGTGCGTTCACTCACAGTCTTCTGGAACAACGGACTATGCGACGCTGAACAGAAAGTTCGGCGATGGTTACGAGCAGGTGGCCGAGAACGGGCTGAACAACGTCGCGCAGTCCTGGAATATTTCCATCAGCGGGACTGGCACCAAGATCAAGGAAATCAGGAACTTCCTCGATCGACACGCTGGTGCAAAATCGTTCCTTTGGACGCCCCCGCTTGGCGAACTTGGTTTCTACCGGGGAACCGCACCTTCGATTAGCGGAGGAGGGGGTGACTACTACACCCTGACCGCCACCTTTACCCAGGCATACCACCCATGAGCATCAACACCCAGATTCAGAAGTTGGAGCCGGGCGCCGAGATCATGCTCTTCGAGCTCGACGGCAGCGAGTTCGGTGCCGAGGTGCTGCGTTTCCATGGCCACGCCATCCCTCACACTCCGCAGGAGCTAGCAGCCGCTGGCGCAAACGCAGACCAACTACCTGCGAAGTCGATCTGGTGGCAGGGACAGGAGTACTCCGCCTGGCCCGTCCAAATCAGCGGCATCGAGGCGAACGGCAACGGCACGGCAGTACGCCCGAAGTTCTCAGCAGGCAACGTGACGGGCAGCATCACCGCTCTCTGCCTGGCGTTCGACGATCTGGCGAACTTCCAACTCACCATTCGAGAGACGCTGGCGGAATATCTGGATGGGGAGAACTTCCCCGACGGTAACCCAGATGCTGACCCTACCCAGGAATCCATCAGCGTCTGGTATATCGACCAGAAATCCGCCGAGGACAACGAGGCTGTTACCTGGGACTTGGCAAGCCCGGGAGATGTCGGCAACGAGGCTGTCGGCAGGCAGATGACTACGCTGTGCCACTGGTGCATGACCGGCGGCTACCGTGGCCCTGACTGCGGCTATACAGGCCCGTATTTCGACATTGACGACAACCCGACCGACGACCCTGCGAAGGACCAGTGCGCCGGGCTCTATCGGTCCTGCAACAAGCGTTGGGGGCAGGGCAACCAGTTACCCTTTGGCGGCTTCCCCGCTGTCTCGATCATCGCCAGGAGCTGACGATGCGGAACCAGATACTGAGTGCCATCCAGGCGCACGCGGCGGAGGAGTACCCTCGCGAGGCCTGCGGGGTGATTGTCGGTGTCGGCAAGGCGCAGCAATACGTCCGGTGCCGTAACACTGCTAGCCAGCCGCAGGAAGAGTTCCGGATGCATCCGGAGGACTATGCCGCAGCGGAGGATCTGGGCGAGGTGGCGGCCATTGTGCACAGCCATCCGGACGCGACCAGCCGACCGTCGCCGCATGACCTGGCCATGTGCGAAGCGTCTGGCCTGCCGTGGCACATCCTCAGTTGGCCGGAAGGCGACCTGCGGACGATCGCGCCGGCGGGCAACATCCCGCTGCTGGGACGTCCCTTCGTCCACGGCGCCTGGGATTGCTGGCAGGTCTGCTCGGACTGGTACCAGCGGGAGTGGGGCATCGAGTTCCCGCATTTCGAGCGTGCCGACGGCTGGTGGGAGCGGGCAGACGGTCCAAGCCTCTATGAGCAGCGGTTCGAGACTGCTGGCTTCATCCGGGTGGACCGGCCGCAGCGCGGCGACATGATCGTGATGGCGGTGGGGCGCACTGCGCACCCGAACCACGCCGGGATCTATCTGGGCAACGATCCATCGCTGCCTGGGGAGGAGGCTTCAGTGTTCGGGCCTGGCCCCTTCCTGCTGCATCACCTGTACGGCAAGCCATCAGAAATCATCATCTACGGCGGCCCGTGGCACGAAAGGGCCCGCCTGGTCCTGAGGCACAAGGAGGTCAAATGAGTTCGATGACAGTCATCAAGCTTTCCGGTCCGCTCATTCGTGAGTTCGGCCGGGAGCACCGACGCCTGCTCGACACCGGTACTGTGCAGGAAGCGTTCAGCGCTCTGCGCAATACCCTGCCGGGCTTCAAGGAAGCTATCCAGCGCCTGGAGCGAATGGGTATGCGCTTCGCCATCTTCCGCAACCGCAAGAACATTGGTGAGGGGGATATGGGTTCCGGCGGTTCGCGAGAGGTTCGGATTGTTCCTGTGATCTCGGGGAGCAAGCGTGCTGGTCTTCTCCAAACTGTTGTTGGCGCTGCCCTGATTGTTGCTAGTTTTTTTGGCGCCCCGACCTTGCAAGTCGGCGTTGCCCTTACGCTGGGTGGCGTTGTCCAGATGCTCAGCCCCCAAGCTAAGGGCCTGAAGCAGAGCGCGGCGCCGGAGAACCTTCCCAGCTACGCCTTCGGCAGCGCCAGAAACACCACCGCCAGCGGGAACCCGGTGCCGATCTGCTATGGGAAGCGCCGCTGGGGAGGGGCGATTATCTCGGCGTCGATCTACGCCGAGGACAAGGTGTAGCCATCCGCGTGGAAAGGGGGCAAGATACACATACGTTGCCGATTCTTGCAGCCGCATGAGTTGCGTTTGATAATCAAAAACTGTATGGTTCAGGCATTGTTGGAACAAAAGTAACTGACTTCCCTAAGGCGCCTAAAGGCGCTTTTTTTGTGCCCACAGAAAACCCAAAGCCTCGGACGCCGCACGGCGTGCCGGGGCTTTTTTGTGCCCGCACCCCCAACTGGGGCACACGTGCAGGCTAGGCTCGCTACCGAAAAGGGTCGGTCCAGCTCCGCCTACGCCCCTGCCTGCACTTCTCTTTTTCAGGCGGATGGAGCATCACTATGTCTAACGTTATTCCCTTCAACTATCAGGGTCAGGCTGTTCGATTCAATTCCGATGGCTGGATCAATGCCACGGATGTGGCCAAGCGTTTCGGCAAAAAACCGGTGGAATGGCTGCGCCTGCCGGATACGGTGAAATACACGGACGCACTGGCGCGCCATTTAAATGTGGGGGAATCCCACCTTTTAGTTAAGACTTCGAAGGGGCGTGCCGGTGGCACTTGGCTGCATCCGAAGCTGGCTGTGGCATTCGCTCGCTGGCTCGATGTCGACTTTGCTGTTTGGTGCGACCTACACATTGATGCTCTCTTGCGGGGCGAACTGACCGAAAAGCGCCAGTTCGACCGTGCGTGCCGCGAACTGCGTGATGCTCGAGAGTTGGCCAGTCTCAACGGTCGTGAGCTAGCCCGGTGGAAGCAGAAGAAGCCGGGACTGATTCACCAGGTCGAGTACTGGCGTGACCAGTTGCAGATGACGCTCGGCTTGGATAGCGCCGCGTAGGCTCTGCCTAGACCACCAATGCCCGCTTCGGCGGGCTTTTTCATGCCCGGAGGAAAGCATGGGCGCAGTTCACCAGCACCTGGCCGGCCGCAAGGGCGGCAGTAGCAAGCCGAAACAGCCGGTCGAGGCACCCGACAGCCTGCGCTCGGTCGCGATGGCCAAGATTCTGCTCGCCGTGGGCGAGGGCGAGTTCGCCGGCGTTCCGAGCGAGCGCGATATCTACCTCGACAACACCCCGCTGATGGACCCGAGCGGCAACCTGAACTTCCCCAACGTTAAGTGGGAGTGGCGCGCGGGGTCGGTGGACCAGGACTACATCCCGGGCATCCCTGCCGTTGAGAATGAAACCAGCGTCAACGTCGAGTTGCGCAGCGATACGCCCTGGGTGCGCTCGCTGAGCAATACCCAACTTTCCGCAGTGCGCCTGCGCTTCGCCTGGCCGGCGCTACAACAGCAGGACACCAACGGCAACATCGGCGGGTACCGGATCGAATACGCCGTAGATCTGTCCACCGACGGCGGCGCCTACCAGGAGGTGCTGCGCGAGGCCGTCGATGGCAAGACCACCACCCGTTACGAGCGCTCCCGCCGGATCGACCTGCCGGCGGCCACCAGTGGCTGGCAGTTGCGCGTGCGGCGCCTGACGCCGAACCAGAACAACAACCGTATCGCCGACACCATGCTGATCGCCGGCTACACCGAGGTGATCGACGCGAAGCTGCGCTACCCGAACACGGCCCTGCTGTACGTCGAGTTCAGCGCAGAGCAGTTCAGCAACATTCCGGCTGTCACAGTCGACTGCCGCGGGCGGAAGGTTCAAGTGCCGAGCAATTACGATCCGGAGACCCGGGCCTACCTCGGCATCTGGGACGGCACGATGAAACAGGCCTGGACCGACAACCCGGCATGGGTCACCTACGACATCAGTACCAATGCGCGCTTCGGCCTGGGCAAGCGGATCAAGCCCTGGATGGTGGACAAGTGGGAGATGTACAAGATCGCCCAGTATTGCGACCAGTTGGTGCCAGACGGGAAGGGCGGCCAGGAGCCGCGCTTTCTGTGCGATCTGAACCTGCAGTCTCGCGCCCAAGCCTGGACACTGCTGAGGGACATTGCGGCGATCTACCGGGGGATGAGCTACTGGGCGCAGGGGCAACTGGTGTCCCAGGCTGATATGCCGCGCAGCGCTGACTTCGACTACGTCTTTACCCGGGCGAACGTGATTGACGGGAAGATGACCTACGGCGCCGCCTCGGCTCGCGCCAGATACAGCCGCGCCCTGGTCAGCTACGACAACCCGGCGAACAACTACGACACCGACGTGACGGGCTATTCCGACACGACGTTGCTACGCCGCTATGGCGACAACCCGGTGGAAATTTCTGCCATTGGTTGCACTCGCGAGAGCGAGGCGCAGCGCCGCGCGAAGTGGGTGGTGCTGACAAGCGTGCAGGATCGGACAATCTCCTTCACCACTGGGACGGAGGGCCGGATCCCCCTGCCGGGCTACATCATCCCTGTGGCCGATTCGCTGCTGGCTGGTCGCGAGATTGGCGGCCGGATCTCGGGTGTTGCTGGCCGCGTGGTAACGCTCGATCGCGTCACTCAAGCCAAGGCCGGTGATCGCCTGATCATCAACCTGCCGAGCGGGCGCGCCGAGGGCCGGACGGTGCAGTCGGTCAACGGCAAGGCCGTCACCGTCACTGCTGCCTACTCGGAGACGCCGGAGCCGGAACTGTGCTGGGCGCTCGACGCCGATGACCTGGCTGTCCAGCTCTATCGAGTGATGAGCACCAAGCGTGACGACAACGGCCAATGGACCATCAACGGCCTGCAGTACGAGCCAAGCAAGTTCGACCACATCGATACCGGCGCGCGTCTTGAAGATCGCCCGATCAGCGTTATCCCGATCACCACCGTGGCGCCGCCGGCGAGCGTCACGCTGACCTCGCACTACCAGTTCGATCAGGGGTTGGCGGTAAGCACGATGACCATCGCCTGGCCCCCCGTGGAAGGGGCTGTCGCCTACGACGTGGAGTGGAAGAAGGACAGCGGCAACTGGATCCGCCTGCCGCGTGCCGGCGCCACCAGCGTCGATGTGACCGGCATCTACGCTGGTGGATATCTGGCGCGAGTGCGTGCGGTGTCGGCGTTCGACATCACGTCGGTCTGGAAGAGTTCGATCCTGACCCAGCTCAGCGGTAAGACCGGCGCGCCGCCGGCGCTGGCGTTCCTGCGTACCACCAGCGGGCCGTGGAAGATCGGTCTGGAGTGGGGATTCCCGGCCAGTGGAGCGGCGGACACCGCCTACACCGAGATCCAACAGTCGGTTACCCCGGGCGGCAGCGAACAGAACGCAACTGCCCTGGGCTTGTTCGCATACCCGACCGACACCCACACGCTGACCTCGCTGGCGGCCGGCGCTCGCCTGGCCTTCCGCGGGCGGCTGATCGACCGGACCGGCAACGTCGGCCCCTGGTCGGCCTGGGTCGACGGTATCAGCTCGACGGATGCGAGCGAGTACAACGAACTGATCACCAAGGAGTACGTCGAGTCCGCGCTGGGCGAGCAGTTCTTCGCCGACATCGATCAGATGCAGGTCGATATCAGTGGCCTGCAGGACCAGATCGACAATCTGACCGATGTGCTGGCCTACGACCCGACGAAGACCTACGCGAAGAACGATATCGTGCGGGTCGGCAACCGGCTGTATCAAGCGAAGCAGGCGGTGCCGCTCAACGCCTCTCCGCCGAATGCGACCTACTGGGCCGACATCGGACAGTCGATCGAGACGGCCAACGGCCTGGCCCAGCAGGTGGCCACCAACACTGCGGATATCACCGAGCTCGACGGTAAGGTCGAAGCGGCGGCTTCGAGCCTGGATGTTCTGCAGGCTGCCGCCCGCCGGGAGCCGGCGACCGGAGAGAAGGCCGATGCGCTGAAGGGCTGGGACACCATTGCTCGAGCCGCCACCGAAGTCACCGTGCGGGCGAACGAGGACGAAGCGCAGGCGAAGCGGACGAGCTTGCTTGAAGCGCGGACTGCAACTGCGGAGGGGCGCATTACCACGGTCGAGCAGGTGACCGCGAGCGACAGACAAGCCACTGCCCAGCGCATCGACCAACTTTCAGCGGAGGTGGGTAGCAACAGTGCGGCAATCCAGACGACGTCCCAGGCAGTGGCCTCTCTGGATGGGAACGTTCAGGCGCTCTACAGCGTAAAGCTCCAGGCCCATGCCAATGGGCAGTCGTACGCCGCTGGCTGGCAACTGGGCTTCGACAGCGGCACGAGCGTGACGACCATGGCGTTCCAGGCTGATCGGTTCCTCTGGTTCAACAGTTCCAGCGGGCAGACCGTGGCGCCGGTCTCGATCGTCGGAGGCCAGATGTTCATCAACAACGCGATGATTCAGGACGGTTCGATTACGAACGCGAAGATCGGCAACGTGATTCAGTCGACCGCACTCGGTGCCAACGGCGAGCCGCTGTGGAAGCTTGATAAAGCAGGGAGTTTGACGATGAACAGCGCAACGTCCGGAGGCTTCATGAGGCAGACAGCGGAGGCCGTTAAAGTCTACGACGCGAACCTGGTGTTACGGGTACAGATCGGGAATCTCGACGCATGAGCTATGGCATCCGAATTCGAAACGCAGCCGGAGGGATCGTGATGGACCTCACCGGCCAGTCGGCGCGGACTGTATATCGACAATCGATTGGAGCGATCACAGGAGGAATGGCAGTGAGTATTCCCGGCTTTGATCCCGCTCGTGGTGTAGTTTTCTTAATCTCAAGCGGCTACCCATTTGGAAACGTCCCTTCCTATAGAATATCTGGAAATGTAATTACGTTTTTGCGAGACGGATCTCCAAATGTTACCTATGTCCTGCATGCGGTAATGTTCTCATGAGCTACGGTATCCTTGTTCGAGGGAACAATGGGCAAACAATTATCGATGACTCAAACCCCTGCATGCATATTGTTGAAGGTGGGGTGTATGGCGTTCAAGGAGCGGTGGAAATTGTTGTAAACTACTCGGCGCCAATTAATTCGCCCTACGAGCCATATGTATACTTCTGTCCTAATGGGCCTCACCAGATTTATAGATTTCGACATCTGGGAGGGGCTGGGGCTTGGTCTGGATTTGCGTTTTACCAGTCTAGTTTCCAAGATACCGACCCGCCGGTATATGGAGGAAAGTGGAAGGCCGCAGCAGTCATGCTACCCCGTATAGGAGGGTGGGGCATGCATGTATTCGATGCTCAGTCGCGTGTCATGTTCGACAGTAATCGCGAGATTATACGGTTTGTTGGAGGGGCGCAGGAGTGGGAGTTATACGCACATAACCCTAATTGGCCCGGAGGTATGCACATGCAAACATGGGCACTTCCATATCCATATGGGTTGTCCACCTATTTTCTGGTGAGTCATTTTAATCTAAAGCATATCTATACTCTGGAACCCCCTCGTATAGGGTTCTTGTACAATTCCCGGGTCATGATTTTCGTCTCCTCGTTAGTTCCGGATGAGATCGGATTTAAGTTCAACTGGCCACTCATTGTTGTCGCGTAATTTGATGGAGGCTTAAATGGCATGGTATTCAACCGGCACCGTCGCGGTGACAGAAAATAGCCCGACCGTCACCGGCACCGGAACTCAGTTTTCTTCTAATGTCCGGGTAGGCGACGCCTTTATTGCCCCTGACGGGCGCCTCTACGAAGTGAGCAACGTCGCCAGTTCGACGGTCATGTCGATAAAGCCCAACTACCGGGGCAGCACGGCTAGCGGCCAGCCCTATGCGGTGGCGCCAATCCTGGGTTACGACAAGGAGCTGAGCGATCGATTCAACCTGATAGCGAACCAGTGGGGAGGGACGCTGGCCGGCATTCAGCCGTGGGCAACGGCACCGACGCCGGCCCAGGCGAGGAACTCGCTCGAGTTGCGCAGCGCCGCCCAGGCCGATATCGGTACAATGCTTGGAAACGCCATGCCGGTCGGCGCATTCGGGATTGGTTCTGAGCGTCCTGACCGAGCACCATCGATTCATCGTTATGCGACAAGCGTCGAGATATTCGATTCGACAACTGTTGACTCCGTGGCAACTGGCATTAGCAACGGATCTGTGTTGACGATCGGCTACGACGGATCCGACTTGCGAGGAGCGCAGATGTTTTTCGGCCAGGTGCCGGCATCTACGGTCAAAGGTCGGTGCGGGAAATTCTCGTCTGCCCCTATTTTCGAGTTCTACACGACTATAAACACGACGAGAGCAACCGACGGGACGCTTCGTGCTGCATCGCCGGTCGTGCGTATCGCCAACGTTGATGGGAGCTTGAGACCGGACCTCAACGAACTGGACTTCGAGCCTGCGGGGGCTTGGGGTGTAGCCAACGCAGAGGCCCGCGGCGTTACTGTTCAACGGCTCGCCGTTGGCGTCTACAAGGTCTCTGGTAGCCTGGGGCTAGCGAAAGAGGGCTGGCGCGTGATCGACCCTGCGTCTCCCGACGGCGGTCGCCCACTCGGTATCACTGATAGCGAACAGGCTGAGGATGGGACGGTCACCATCCGGCTCTTCAAACAGCGCTGGACACTCAGTGACGACGGCGAAATGGTGCTCGGGAAGGGCGCCCCACTGGATGTCCCGCTCAACAGTTGGATCGATGTCCGATTGTCGATGCCGGCACCTCCCGAGATGCAGCCCGAGACTCTATGACCAGCCCGCACTCTGCGGGCTTTTTTTTGGTGCGCCAGGCATGGCGCGTTGCGCGCAAGCGCAACCAGCTTGGCTGTGGTGGCCACGCTGGTGACTGGGAGGTGAAAGTCCTCTACACACCCGGCAAGGGGAAGTGTTAGCCAGAGGCAAGGGTGTCGCGGGTGACTGCGAATCTGAAGGAAGCCCGAGGCAAAATGCTGGCCTGACGAACAGGAAGCGGATAGAGGCGGCGCAGCGGGGTAAGAAGGCCAAAATCTTCAAAGCCCAATACTTGCACGGAACGCTGTGACGTAGATCCGACAGGCATAAGCAGGAAGGTCGCGCGAATTACCCTGGGAGATCTGCACGTTTGCCAGTGTGCTACCGAGCGTCGAGAGGCGATGGGATGAGCGTGCAGAAGTCAGCCGAAGCCGTAGTAAGTGGCGAATAACCGCGCCACCAAGGGCCGAACAGGTTATGCCGCCAGTAGGCGTCAGAGTCTCGTTGAATACCGAAATGCAGAAATTTCTCCAAGAGAAGACTGTGACTCCGAGTCCCGGACAGAATCCGAGGATGACGGCTGACAGCGCAAAGGTATCGACGGCATCTGTGACGTGGACGAACGCGGAGCCGGACACGCTGATGGCGCGGGTGCTTGCACCGGCCAACCTCAGACGTGCGTATCAGCGCGTGGTCAGCAACAAGGGCGCGCCGGGTGCCGATGGCATGACGGTCGACGACTTGGCGGACTACGTGAATCAGTATTGGCCGATCCTCCAGAGGAGGTTGCTGGCCGGCGAATACCACCCGCAAGGTGTACGCGCCGTCGACATCCCCAAACCCAAAGGCGGCACCCGACAACTGGGCATTCCCTGCGTCGTGGATCGCCTGATCCAACAGGCACTGCTGCAACAGCTCACGCCGATCTTCGACCCGCTGTTTTCGGATTACAGCTACGGCTTCCGTCCGGGCAGAAGCGCCCACCAAGCCATCGAGACAGCCCGCGCCCATGTGGCGGCAGGGCATCGCTGGTGCGTGGAACTCGATCTTGAGAAATTCTTTGACCGGGTCAACCACGATCTCCTGATGGCGTACGTGGCGCGCCAAATCGTAGATAAACGCGTGCTCAGACTGATCCGGCGGTACCTCCAAGCCGGTGAGATGTCGGGTGGGATCGCCAGCCGACGGCAGGAAGGGACGCCGCAAGGCGGCCCGCTCTCGCCGTTGCTGTCGAACATCCTGCTCAACGAACTCGACCGCGAGCTGGAACGGCGGGGTCATCGCTTCGTGCGTTATGCCGACGATGCGAACATCTATGTGCGCAGCCCTCGTGCTGGCGAACGAGTGATGGCCAGTGTTGAGCGCTTCCTGAATCAGCGCCTGAAACTAACGCTGAATCGGGATAAGAGCCGAGTAGCCGGGTCTTGGATGTGTGATTACTTGGGTTACGGGATGAGCTGGCATCAGCAACCGAGACTGAGAGTGGCGACGATGAGCCTGGGTCGCTTGCGCGACCGGCTCAGAGAGCTGCTACGTAAAGCGCGGGGCCACAAGGTGGCGACTGTCATCGAGCGGATAAACCCCGTGCTGCGCGGATGGGCGGGCTACTTCAAGCTGAGCCAGAGCAGACGGCCACTTGAGGAATTGGACGGCTGGGTGCGTCACAAGCTTCGCTGTATCGTCTGGCGTCAATGGAAGCGGCCCTCTACGAGGGCGCGCAACTTGATACGCTTGGGACTTAATGCGGCGCGGGCGTGGAAATCGGCAGTCAATGGCCGAGGCCCATGGTGGAACTCGGGAGCGCCCCATATGAATCAGGCGTTGCCGAAGAAGCTGTGGGACCGCCTCGGGCTGGTCTCGATACTGGATACGATAAACCGACTTAACCGTATAACCTGAACCGCCGTATACGGAACCGTACGTACGGTGGTGTGAGAGGACGGCGGATGTGAATCCGCCTCCTACTCGATTGCCTGGAGATCAGCATGCCTATCACTGAGCAGCAACTGCTGCAAATCCTCCCGAACGCCGGCCCTCGCGCCGGCGTTTTTGTTGGTGCGCTGAACCGCGGGATGACGCGCTTCGGTATCACGTCGCCTGTGCGAGTCGCCGCGTTTCTGGCCCAGATCGGCCATGAAAGCGGCCAGTTGACCCGCCTGGTGGAGAACCTCAACTACAGCGCCCGCGGCCTGGCTGCGACCTGGCCGAGCCGGTACCTCGGCGCCGACAGCCAGCCCAACGCCCTGGCTCAGCGCCTGGCGCGCAACCCCCGAGCCATCGCCAACAACGCCTACGCCTCGCGCAACGGCAATGGCGACGAGGCATCGGGCGACGGCTGGCGGTACCGCGGGCGCGGCCTGTTACAGATCACCGGCCGGTCGAACTACCGCGCCGCCGGCGCCGGGCTGGGCCAGCCGCTGGAGCAGGAACCAGAGCTGCTCGAGCAGCCGGAGTTCGCTGCGCTGTCGGCGGCCTGGTGGTGGGCCAGTCACGGCTTGAACGACCTGGCCGACCGCGGCGAGTTCGCCGCCATCACTCGGCGCATCAACGGCGGCACGAACGGCCAGGCGGAGCGCCTGGCGCTGTGGGAGCGGGCCAAGGCGGTGCTGTCGTGATCTCGGCCCGCGTGATTTCGATCGCGCTGGCCTGCCTGGTGCTGGTCGGCCTCGGCACCGCCGGCGGTGTCTGGATCGGAGCGCGGCACTACCGGCCGCAGTTGGATGCCGCACGGTCGGATCTGGTCGCCTGCCGTGCCTCCCGGGGAGAGTTGGAGGCCGCAGTGGCGGAGCAGAGCAGGCAGGTCGCCGCGCTGCGTCAGGCTGGTGAGCAGCGCGCCCGGGATGCAGCCCAGGCGGTGGAGCATGGACGACAGCAGGCCGCGGAGCAGTATGCCGGAGCCCAGCGCCTGCTGAGCCAGCGAACCGCTGGTGATCAGTGCCTGGCAGCCGAAGTGGTCATCGATCAGGAGTTAGGTCTATGAGGGTGGTGCTGATGCTGGTGGTGTTCGCGCTGGCGGGATGCGCCGGCCGGCAGGAGGCCGAGCCGCGCACGGTGCGCGTAGAAGTACCGGTGGCGGTGCCATGCAGGGTGCCGGGGGTGGAGGTGCCCGTGTGGGCCACAGCAGGGCTGAGGAAGGGCGACGACCTACAGACCAAGGTCCGCGCGCTGCTGGCCGAGCGGCGGCAGCGGATCGGGTATGAGGCTCAACTGCTGGCTGCCAACGGAGCATGCCAGTAGGAGTAGACTACGGCCTTTTCCTACGGAGCTTGGTGATGCTGGTGATTCGGTTGGCGGGGAAGTGGACGCTGAAGCTCGACAGGCAGATAGGCAGTTCCGGCAAACACGGGATATGGGCATTCCACTGCTCTGAAAGCACTTTCGCGCCGTCTTCGAACGACCTCCGGCGCACTGCGGCAATCCTGCCGGCCGAGCCCAAGGAAGGCCAGACGGTGGACGTATCGATATGCGAGACCGCGCACTCGCCGGATGGATGGATCGCCGTCGGCTCAGGCGTAGCGGCTTATGAGGCCGAGCGCTGAAAGTCAGGCCCAGCGCCAGGGCCTGAAGTCATCAGGGAACTGCTCGACGAGTTGCAGCGTGCCGCCGGCGTCGAGTTCGATCACCAGGCCGCGTACGACGCCCGCGCGCTCGAGCGCCTGGCCTAGGCGGAGGTATGTTATCCCGTCGAGCGGATCCCGGCTGATGTAGCCCAGGCGCTGTCGTGCGGGTGCGGGCCCGTGGTAGATCCCCTCGCTGTCCACCGTCCCGACAGCACGGCCGCCGTCGAGCACGTCGTAGCAGCAGTCCGCGCAGTAGTGCGTCTCGCGCGTTATGCCGTGCTCGATCGCCCAGGAGTACATGCCGAGCGCGTCGGTGACCATGTCGTGGCGGTCCTGCAGGCCAACGATTCCGCACTGATAGAGTTCGTTTGCCTCGGCCACCAGATACAGGTACTGCTCATCCGCGGCGTACAGCCAGGCGGCATGCTGCCGTATCGCGGCGAGCCATTGGGTGACGCGCTGGTGGTGGCAATGCCTGGGGTCGGAGTAGGACATGGAAATCTCCGGCAGTCGGGTTGGCCGGAAATTATGCTGTATGAATATCCAGTATTCGAGGTCGGCCGACGAGCGGAGAGTGGTGCTCGGGCATGCCATGGAGGGGCTGAAATCATTTCCGCATCTATGTTCTCCCTCCAACTAATCAGCGGCCTCCAGAGACACGAATACGGCTATGATGCGGAAATTATCCACCGTTAACCATCTGAAATTGTTGGGTTTTACTTCGGATTGCAAATCCGTGAACGCCGGTTCGATTCCGACCTCAGCCTCCAACAGGAAAGCCCCGTAGCTCAGTGAGTTACGGGGCTTTTTTCTTTCCTGTCCGGTATTGCTGAAGCAAGTTCCTTGGGGTGTCCCCATAACGCTTTCATACTTTTACGGCCTCGCAACCGCCTCCCTCTCCCGATAAGCCGCTCCGTAATTACTACTTTCCCGGAGTGTCCGAGGAGTACCCCAGCACCTGTCACGTTTTCGGCCGTTGCCTGCAATTCGGCCCCGTGCGCGGCTTTTATCTGGACGCAAGATCCGGTCTGGGTCGGCCATCGGCTGGTCGTCATCGAACATGACCAGCCGAGCCGGTCTGTCCCGCCGCCTGCCTTCCGGGCCTTTATCGATCAACCGTTGTGGCGACCGCGAGCGGAAGGCGCTTGGCGGAGGGCCCGTTTCATCTTGCCTTGCGTTTCAAGGAAACCGGCAGGCCCCAGGTCAGGTCTTCCATGCCTGCTTCGCCGAGTATCTCGGTTTTCATCGGCTGGATCCGCGCGAGCACCTGGCGGCCCGTTTCATCAAGCCTTGGCTGCTCGCGATCGATGAACCTTTTCGTCAGCTCCATGGGCGCTGGCCTCATGAAGACCTGGAGATCCTGCAAGGCGCACTTGATGTTTTGCGTGTCCACGGCCTTGCAGGTCTTCCTGTCATAGCTCACGGCCGGGGTCTTCAAGTGGAACCGATCGCTGAGCAGGATCTGCCCAGGCTGAATGGTGAAGGACAGCGGGGCATAGGCGTCGGGTATCTGCGCTTGCAGCTTGATGGAGGGGACATCCTCGATCTTCGTGCCTTCGGCCCAACCGGCATCCGAGACCATTTCCCGCTGGCTGTATTGCTGCTCGGTCCAGCCCACGCATTGGCCGGAGGCCATGTGCACGGCGCTGCAGACATTCTGTGTGTAGGTTTTGTCTGCATAGGAGGCGTCGCGCCAGTAGTTCTCCTTCACGAACCGGCGATACAGCACGGCGGACAGGTTCACCGAACCAAGTGGGCTGGCAGCCGGCTGCCCCTTTGGCGCCTTGATCTGGGCAAGGGTGCTGTCGATCTTGTAGTCGATCCCTCCGGACAGCAGGTAGGTTCCCGGCGGGACGATGTTGACCTCGAGGAAGTCCCACAGATAGACGGCTTCCTTGATCTTCTCCAGGTCGTTGTTGGCAAAGGCCTGCATGTAGGCGATCCCGGGCACGTCCTTGTTCTTGAATATGACCCGATGCGAGTAGCTGGAGAGGTCCGTCACGCTCTTGTTGGGCATGAGCGCCGGTACCAGTACCACGGACATGCCTTCGCGGGTAGCCTCATCGATCATGTTCAGGAGCTGGTTGGTGGGGTTCTGCTGGGAGCCGCCGAGTCCGGCGTTGCCTAGGGAGGCGCAGGCTGACAACAGGCTTGCCGGGAGCAGGATCGCGAAGGGGCTCAGACGCCGAGCGATGGTTTTCAT